CTTTGCGGCTGCTGGGGCGGGTTTTCTTTTTGCTCGCCAGAAACCAATGTATCCACGCTTGTTCCGAAATAAGAAGCTATCTTGTCAAGCGTCTCATATTTCAGGGTCTGCTTTCTACCGTTTTTCAAATCGGTCAAAGACCCACGGCTTGCGCCCGATTCCTTGCACATGGTGGTCACGTTTACTCCACGCTGCTTGCAGAGTTTTTCAATATTTTCGTACAAGTTTGCCATAATTCCAGTCCTCGCATTGTAAGGTTTGCTGAAATTACGCGAACGCTTAAAAAAGCCTTGCATTTTACGCGAAAGCGTATTATACTAAGACCGTACCGCGAAGGCGTAATGAATGATTTCTAGCAACTTCATTATATTACACTTATGCGTAAAAATCAATAGCCGGAGGTGAAATAATGGCTGAAAAAAAACCTCTGTGTGACTTTGGCAAACAAATCGAGATTGCTCTTATCCAAAAAGACAAGACCAATGACTGGTTGATTGAAAAAGTCAAGGAGGATACCGGACGATATTTTGACCGCTCTTACCTCTTCAAGGTTAAGACCGGAAAGCTGGAAACGCCCGGAATCAAGAAAAGCATCTGCCGGATTTTGAATATTCAGGATTCGGGAGTGTAAGAAGGGAGAGAAAAAATGGCAAACATTCAAGTTTTTGAATATCAGAACAGCAAAGTTCGCACGGTTTATATGGACGGCGAAGCATGGTTCGTTCTGAAAGACGTGTGCGCTGTGCTTGGTATTAGCAATAACCGCATGGCTGCTGACCGATTAGATGATGACGAAAAGGGTGTCAGCCTGATTGACACCCTTGGCGGCAAACAGGAAATGGTAATCGTCAACGAAAGCGGCCTGTACCATGTCATTCTTCGCAGCGACAAACCGGAAGCGGCTCCGTTCCGCAGATGGGTAACGAACGATGTGCTTCCTACAATCCGTAAGACTGGAAGCTACAACGCACCGCAGCTTACCCGTTCGCAACTCCTTGCAACCGCACTGATCGCAGCGCATGAGGAGCTGGAAGAGAAAGATAAGCAGATTGAAACCATGAAGCCGAAAGTGCTTTTTGCTGACGCAGTTTCAGCAAGCAAAAAATCCATTCTCGTTGGTGAGCTTGCAAAGCTGCTTTCGCAAAATGGCATTGACATCGGCCAGAACCGTTTGTTCGACTGGCTACGCCGGAACGGCTATCTCATTAAAGACCCGAAACGTAGCGATTACAACTTGCCGACGCAGCGGAGTATGGAAATGGGGCTGTTTGAAATCAAAGAAACCACGATTCAGCACAGCGACCACATTTCTATCAACCGCACTCCAAAGATTTCCGGTCGCGGCCAAGTCTACTTTGTAAATCTCTTCTTGAAAGCAAAGAAGAACCAGAAAGCGGAGGGGTAAACATGGAACAGATTATCACAGTAAAGGTTGACCTTGAATACCCGGATGAAGCGCACCACGCCATTGACGCTGCGGTTGAGGCCTACAAGGAAAGCAAAAAGTGCTGGGATGCCTTTGAAATCAACGAAGCCAAAAGCAGAGCACGAGACATTTTGTACAACCTGTGCAATGAAGGATACAGTATGATATGGACGGTCACGGATGGAGCTGTCGGCCTGACGATCTGGAAGAGTTTTAAGGAGCCTTGTGTTGGTCAGTGCTATATGCCAAAAGAAAGCTTGTTTGACATCTGGGTTGAAAAGCTAGTTGCGCTGTGCATTGCCACAGGTCGGGAAGTCCCGAAGTTCATCACAGATAAGGCTGGTGAGTGCTGGTGATGGAATTTCGTAAAGCGCAAAGCCACAAGCGCAGACTAAAGCTGGCAATGGCAGCTGGCGTGTCAAGAAACGATGCCAACAATGTGCTCTTGATGAAGAAGTCCATCAACCAGTGCTTTGAACGGCACAACAGAGAAGAAAGGTTGAAAGAGGAGATGCGGCGTGGAAGAAAAGTACTGTGAGCGCTGCGGCCTGTATCTTGGCGTGGTCAGACCGACAAGACGGTATTGCAAAGAATGTGCGATATTGGTTCAAAAAGAAAACCAGACCGAACGCCGCGCTCCGTATGGTGTTGTTCCGTGCGAATGGTGCAAAAGGCCGATGCGCAAAATCTACAAGTATCAAAAATATCATAAGAAATGCGCAAACGCCGTAAAGCGAAAAAAGACCGCAGACTGGTGGAGAGAACACCCAGACTACATCAGAGCTTCTTCCGATGAATCTAGGCAGGAAGGAAATACAACGAAAGAAAAGCCGAAGTACAGCCTTAAACAAATAAATGACAAGGCAAAAGAACTTGGAATGAGTTATGGGCATTACAGCGACTTGCTTTCACAAGGAAAGGTAGACCCTCCCGATGAACGGTAAGTACTACGGAAAGCGAGAAATCCGCTGGCACAGCCGAGAGAAAGACCGGCTGGGACACATACATAATAGAAAGGACAAAGATGAAAACACTGGTAGAAATCGTCCTGATTTGGGGAATCGTCTTGGCACTGGTTCTCGCAGCGTTTCTGCTGAACTTCTGGTTGATTCACCGGATTGACCTTCTGGTTGGCGTAAACGCAACGCGTGCAATCATTGGTATTGGCGCTCTGATGGCAACCATCTGGATTTTCGGGCGTTCAGCGAAAAGCTAAGGAGAGAACATATGACACTGAAAGCAGCGCTTAAAAAGCGAAACATGAGCGCTCTTGAGCTTATCCACAGGAGCGGGTTGTCCGAGCAAACAGTTTACAACATCACTAGTCCGAACAAAAAACCGTACAAGACTGGTGTTAAAACTGAAACGCTTGCAAAGATAGCGCGGGTTCTAAACGCAACAATCGTGATAAACGAAAGAAAACCGTTTATGTTTGATATCATTTTGAACTAAGGAGAACCAATGAAAACTTTGAAAGGAATGGCATTTTCCATGCTTGGTCTGGTTGCGGCTATCGCAGCAGTTGGCTGCGGTGATGCGATTCAAGGATGCCAGACCACAGCGCAGATGCTTGGCTGGGTGATTGTGTCGTGCGGATTTCTTGCAACGTCTATCGTTCTGTGTGCGCTGGCTGTTAGCGCCGAAGAGGAAGAACGCAGTGAACGCGAGCGCCGGAAAATCAAGCGCGTTGCTCACCACACCAACGAGTGGAGGGATGCTTGATGAAGTGCCCGTTATGCGGTAGCGACAACATTACAACGGTTGATAGCCGGTCTGACCACGACAGCATCGTTCGCCGAAAGAAGTGTCTTGTCTGTAATCACCGGTGGTCTACCATCGAAATCGACAAAGACCAGTGGTACAGCGCACTGCAAATCAAAGAGGAGCGCAAGAGAGGGAGACCCAAAGATGATTAACCTTGACAGATTCGGAGGAATAAACGAGCCGGAGGACGGCGTGTATTTTATGACCAACGAACAGATGGCAGAAGCCAAAGAAGCTGACCGGCTGGCTGAGATTGAGGACTTGCAGTCTGAAATTGACGACAGGGAAGCGGAGCTGAAAGACCTCCGTGCACAGTTGGAAGAACTGATGGCTGGCTGATTTTGCACAGCCATGTTAAGCCAAAGTAAGAACAATGAAGCCTAATGAAGCCGAAGAAAGGAAAGAAAAATGGGCAAATACAAGAAAGAAATCAAGCACTGCGAAAAGTGCAATAAGCCGTTTTCAGTGTTTCCGAACAGCACCGAAACTCTTTGCGCAAACTGCAAAAGGAACAACTTAGAAGAAACGCTCCGCAGAAACGGTCATGCACCGCAGCATACGCTTGTTAGAAGCCCTTATGACGGAATCAAGGAAGCGTTTGCTGTCGAAGATGCCGCAAGAAGGGCTTTATGGGACGAGAACACAAGCATCGAGAAAACGTGCCGTGATTGCGGCAAAGCATTCGAGATTTCTCGTGCAGAGCGCATTTTCTTTGAATCGCATAACATGGCACTGCACAAGCGTTGCCCGACTTGCCGTAAAGCGAGGAAAGAAGCGAGGAAGGAGAACAACTGATGGCAGTATTAGTAATGGTCTACGGTCACTCCGGCAGCGGTAAGTCCGCTTCGCTTCGGAACTTTGACACGGAACAGGTTGCGGTTATCAACGTGCTTGGCAAGCCGCTGCCGTTCCGAAGCAGCATGAAAACATACATTACCAATGACTACGGCAAGATTGATGCCGCAATCCACAACACCAAACGTAAGGCCATCGTCATTGACGATGCCACCTACCTTATGACCGGCGAGTTCATGCGGAACGCAAAGGTTGCCGGATACCAGAAGTACACCGACATGGCAGCCAACTTCAACGCCTTGCTGATGCGTGCGAAGGAGCTGCCAGACGATGTGGTGGTCTACTTCTTCGGACACAGCGAATGCGGAGAAAATGGTGGAGACAAATTCAAAACGATTGGAAAGATGTTGGACGAGAAGGTCTGCATCGAAGGGTACTTCACCATTGTCCTGAAAACTGTCGTGCAGGATGGGCGTTACCTGTTCAGCACCCAAAACGATGGCATGGACACCGTGAAAACCCCGCTGGGGATGTTCAACGATGCGCTGATCGAGAACGACCTCGCCGCCGTAGACAAGACCATCCGTGAGTATTACAACATCCCGGTTCAGCCGGACAACAAAGGAGAATAACAGATGAAGAACATCAACTGGAATGACGTGCAGGAAGCCACCGAACGCCGTGACCTGCCTGTTGGCGGCTATGTTGCCGGTATCTGCAAGGCAACGGACGAACCCGCAAAGGAGCGCCTGAACATCGAGTGGGAAGTCGCAGAGGGCGAGTTCAAGGGTTACTGGCGTGAGCAGACTGCTTCCCTTATCGAGCGTGGCAAGCTGAATCCGGGCGAATGGGCATGGGGCGGCAAGACCATCAAGAGCTACAAGGAAAAGGCGCTACCGTTCTTTAAGGGCTTTATCACCGCTGTTGAGCAGTCCAATCCCGGCTACAAGTTCAACAACGATGAAAAGACCCTGCGTGGCAAGCTGGTCGGCGTGGTTCTCCGTGAGGAAGAATACATGGGCAACGATGGGAACATCAAGACGAAACTGGTCGTTGACCGCTTCACCAGCGTTGACAAGATTCGTTCTGGTGACTATGAGGTCAGACCGAAGAAAACGCTGGCTGGTGCATCTGGTTCTGGCTACTCGCAGGGTGGGAACGATGACTTTTCTGTGATTGAGGAGGACGATGGCTCGTTGCCGTTTTGAGGTGTCAGCAAATGGGATATTCTCACGGAAAACATTGGACGCAAGAAGAAATCCTTGAATCAGTGAAAATCTGCATGGAAGATACAGGGCTTTCAAGAATGCCATCAAGAAACGAGTTAAACAGATATTTTGGCAATACCGGAATAACTAATGCTTTGCGCCGTTTTCCGGGAGGATATTACGAGATAGCAAAAATTCTTGATGTTCGAATGAAAGAAAGCGAAACTCAATTCGGAAGAAGCGGAGAGGAATTAGCAATAGACCTCCTTAAAGCGCACGGATTTGAGGTCGAGCGAATGTCTACTAGATACGCCTATGACCTCTATGTTAATGGCAGCGTTAAAGTAGATGTGAAAACAGCAAGGCTGAGTAAAACAAGCGGAACGGCTTTTTACTACTCGTTCAATCTTGAAAAGCGCTTCCCGACTTGTGACATTTACTTCTTGATCGCAAAGAATGAAGACGGAGAAAGCATTTACATAGTTCCTGCATCTATCAATCAAACGCAAATTGGAATTGGTGAAAAGAAAACTAAATACATCAAATATAAAGATCGATACGACATTATCACTGATATGAGCAAGGCTTTCGCTTCGGCAAAGTCCTGACCGCCTACCTTATATAAGAGCTGCGCTATCTGGCTGGACGGGCGTTTGAAAAGATGAAAGTGTTGATTGCTTGCGAGGAATCGCAAGAGGTATGCAAAGCCTTTCGTGCAAAAGGTCACGAAGCTTACTCATGCGACATTCAGGAACCGTCCGGTGGGCATCCTGAGTGGCATATTCTTGGAGATGCGCTCAAGGCCATTGAGGGCGGGGAAATCGTTACGATGGACGGCGTGGCGCATGAAGTCGGAAAGTGGGATTTGCTTATTGCACACCCTCCTTGCACACATTTGGCCGTATCTGGTATGAGGTGGTTCAAAGAAGGAAAGAAGCCGTTGAGCCTGAAATACGAAGCGGCAGCTTTCTTTATGAAATTTATCGAAGCAGATATTCCGCATATCGCAGTTGAAAATCCTGTAAGCGTAATGTCAACACTGTACAAAAAGTCGGATCAGATCATAAATCCGTGGCAATTTGGGCATCCAGAGCAAAAGAAAACTTGCCTTTGGCTGAAAGGATTGCCAACTTTGAAAGAAACCGACAATGTGTACAAACTTATGATGACACTTCCGATAAAACAAAGAACGAGAATTTGGCAGATGGGAAGTGGCCACGCAAAGGAACGGAGCAAAACTTTTCCAGGCATTGCAAAAGCAATGGCTGAACAGTGGGGTGAATTGGAATGATTACCTGTTGTCTCAACTGCGCATCACGCCACCAAGCCTGCCACGACACTTGCGAGAAGTACAAGGCAGAGAAGAAAGACTTCGAGGAACGCAAGGCGTTCGTGTATGAGCTGAACCACAGCCAGAGCGTGTACCACCGTGATTATGAGGACAAGCACCGAGAAAAAGGCAAGAAACGGTTTCTCGGAAGTGAATTTAGGGGTGAACGAGGATGAGCAAAAGAAAGTATAAGCCGGGCAGTTACATCATTTCACTTGATGACTTGATGAAGCAGGAGTTTGTTTACTGCGCCGGAAAACTTGTTCACAAAGACTGGTTTTGCAGCTGGCAACTGCGATATGCAAATAGCGAAATAGCTCGACTACGTATCAGAGAAGCCAAAAAAATCGAGGACAACGAATGAACACCGGCAAGCAGTTTGAAGCAGACTTCAAGGCATCCGTCCCGTCCGATGCGTGGTGCTACCGCCTGAAAGACAGTGCTGCCACCTACTACGGTGGCAACGAGAACCTGTCCTTTTCCATCGACAACATCTGCGATTTCCTTGTGTACCGATACCCGATGAACCACCTGTTTGAACTGAAAACCATCGAAACGCCCTCTATCCCTCTGGAAAAGGTTTTCGGTAAGTACGACAAGGCAAAATGCAAATACCGCAAGGAAAAGCACATCACTGACATGGTGGAAGCAATGAGGTACGGCGGTCAGACCGCCCATTTGATAGTCAATTACCGGGCGGTCAGCCGCACCTTTGCAATCCCTGCCAACAAGGTTCTGGCGTTCCGATACAATGAGAGCCGCAAGAGCATCCCTTGGCAGTGGGCAGAACAAGAGGGGATAGAGGTCAAAGCAAAAAGGCTACGTGTCCATTTGCGGTATGACGTGGATGCACTACTAAGAAGATTGGAGAAAGAGCATGACAATGGTATGTAATAGGTGCGGTGAAACATTTGAATATCCAGAGTTCTCCATAAGTGAGTGGACACAAAGAGTAGAAAACAATTCTATTTGCAGGTGCATTACAAAGAAAAATAGGAAAATTCTTATCTATTCAAATGACCCGTTTTTTCTTTGCCCCTCTTGCATGGCAAAGCTGAACGACTGGCTGAAAGGAGAACAGAAATGAGTAAGAAAGTTTCAGACATCCTGCCTCAGACAGAAATCTTTGCACAGCGGGCAGAAGAAGCGTCCGAACTGGCACAGGCTGCGTTGAAGCTGCGCCGTGCGCTGGATGGCACGAACCCGACACCGAAGAGCGTAGAAGAGTGTGAAGAAAATCTGCTAGAGGAACTAGCAGACATTAAAGTTGCGTTCACGGTCTATTTGTCTGATTCAAAACCATGTATCAAGGCAAGGGTTTCGGAGGAAATCTACAAAACCGCCGAGATAAAGCTCGACCGTTGGCTCTCTCGCCTTGAAGCAAAGGAGAATAAAAATGGTTGAATATCATGTTGGATGTGGGCTATTCGGAATCATCTATGCCGGAACGATGATGAAACAGCGAAAAGATGGATTGCAGTTGTGGAAAAGCAAGTCTGATGTGACCAATGAAGCGGTTTCCGCTGTTCTGTCTCATTTTATTACTGAAATGGAGCGTTCCGACAAAACGAAGCTCGAAAAGATGTGGGGCGTTATTGGAAACAAGAAGTTGAAAGTTACATTTGAGCTTTCCCCCGATAAGGAGCAGTCAAATGAATAAGCACAGAAGAAAGCATATCCACGAAATCGCAGAATCGCTTAGCCAGTTGAAGGTGCAGATTGATGCACTATACGGTGAAGAATCTGCTGCTTTTATAAAAATTCAGAAGTCTATGCGTAATATGGCTGCATACGAAATCTCAAAGAACGCAGTTGATATGCTCGAATCTGCATCTTTGAGAGTAGAAAACGCAATTGCATTTCTTGAAGATGCGGAGAGCTGAGGGAAAGGTGGAGCTAATGGACAAGGAACAGCTTGCAATCGCACGGTTGCAGGACGCTGCAAGGCTATCAGAGCATCGGTACGGTTTGATGGAGGATAACAATGGCACTGTTGAACCATGAAGAAACGATTGCGTTTTTGACACAAAAGGAAATTCAAGACGCTTTCTGGATGCGACCGCAGAAACGGTGCGTGACAAGTGTAAAGTTTAAGTGCGATTCGTGTTGGACTGAAACGCAGATTACAGACCCTCGATTCGCAACGGAAGTGATGAAAAAGAATCCAGAAAGTCCAAAATGCCCGATTTGTGGCGAAACAATGAGATGCATAAGTTGCGATGTAACAGTGAGGGATTAGTATGTTTGAATTTGTAACCCGCTGGCTGGTCTGCTTAGTCCTGCTGGCGGTAGTAGTTCAGTCCGAACGGACAATCAAAGACATGACGAACAGCCTGTTTGAGGAACGGCAGGCAATGCTTGTCTGGGCGTTCGTCAACGTGTGTCTGGTCGTTTGTACGGCTGTTGTGATGGGGTTGAAATGATGATTCAGGAAATTAACATGGTAGGGCGTGAAAGACTGGCTTTTCTGTATGGTCTTTATAGCGGCTGTGCAGAATCCGAAACTGAGCTTAACGCCAAAGGCATTTATCAGAAAATTGCTTCCGAGTTAGCTTGGTGTTTGGGATTCAATGAGAACGGTAGCAAATGTTATAAGATGAACGGGGAATAACCAATGGATAATGAACTTTACTGCCCAATGAAGCTAACCAGCAATCCGCTTGGTCGGTGCGTCTGCGAGAAAGAAAAGTGCGCTTGGTGGCGGCAGTTGGACAACTGCTGTTCCGTCTGGTGGATTGCAACCGAGCTGGATAAAATCGAAACGAAAATGAAGAGGTGAAAACTCTTGGCAACACCCCCGAAGCGTGGTCGTGGCAGACCGCCGCTGACCGAAGCTGAAAAGAAAAAGCGTGAGAAGCGAGCGCAAAAGGCAAAAGAAGAAGCCGCTGCGAAGCGTGAGAAAGAGCGAGAGAAGAAGAAACAACAGATGCTTAACAAGCGGAAATCTATCCGCTCACAGGTGAGTAAAAAGGTGAAAGAACAACAGGAGTTGGCAATCACGAGGTCTAAGATGCTGAACACAGGCGATTTGCAGTCGAGAATCGGTGATGAAGAGGACAAAAAGGTCATTGGCATGATTGCAGCCAAGTATTTTGGCGACCTTCCGAGCGTGGACATGAACAACCCCATTGAAGTGCAGCAACGTCTTGATTTCTTCTTTGACGCTTGCATCGAAGCCAGAATCTCCCCTGTGGTGGAATGGATTGCATTGGTGCTTGGCATCGAATGGCCTAGCCTGAGACAGATTATGACTGGCAAACGCCGTGACGATAGCTTGCAGCAGAAATACATTCTGAAGCTGATTCTGCAAATGCAGTCCATGTGGGCATACAACGGTATGTACGGTCAGGAGAATCCGGCAGAGTGGATTTTCCGAGCCAAGAACTACTTTGGTATGCGTGACAACGTGGAAGTTACCGTTGCACCGCCTGAACAACCGTTGGGCGATGCCCAGAGCGCAGAACAGCTCGCCCAGAAGTACCAGACGGCTTTGCCGAAAGGGATTGACGTGGAGTACAGAGAGGTGGCGAAAAATGAAACAACGGTTGGTTGACTTCTCCGACCCGATTCTTTCAGCGGTGCTGTTTATCTTGCTTAAAGACCGTACTACCGGCAAAAACATCATATGGGCGACAGAGCCACCGCCTGAACTAGGCGCAGGCTTTGCGGATGAAATCACGTTAGAACAAATCAAGAAGTGCCCGCCAGTGCCACGAGTTCTCAAGCGTCTGGATGAGCAGAAGCAAAGAACCAAAGCAAAAGCAGAGGTTTTCACTCCTTCTTGGGTTTGCGAAAAGATGATAGACATGGGCGAAGAAAACGGTGCGATGCCCGATATGAAGAAAGAGCCTATCAAGTACATCCATTCAACAGTCCTTGAAATCACCTGCGGAGAAGCACCGTTCCTTGTGAACCGATACGACACGGTAACAGGCAAAAAGATTCCAGTACCAAAACGGAAAGGACTATTTGACCGCAAACTGAAATGTGTAAACAACTGGTTTGATTGGAATGTCTGGACATGGCACGATGTGGCAGAGGACGCAGCGACGACTACATACGGATATGAGTGGCAGGGTGACAGCCTGTTACTTGCAAGAGCAAATATGCTCCTGACATGGCGAGAGAACTTTAAGTGGCTGTTCGGCATAGAGCCTGACGCTGGGAAGGTTCGCAACATGGCTGCTACCATCTCGTGGAACGTCTGGCAGATGGACGGCCTGAAAAAGACCGTACCCGGAACGGGCATTCCGTGCAAAATCAAAGACTGGAAAGCAGACAAAGAAATCCTGTTTAAGGACGTAATGTAACATGGCTGTTTTAATAATTATTGTTGGCATTGTGTTTACATCGACCCTGTTCTTCATCGGGTGGCTGATTGGCTACCCTATTTACAGAATATGCAAAAGAGAACCTGTGTTTTACGATTCAAATTATGCTCTCGGGTTGTACTTGCCTTCGCTGGTTGTAGCTGTATGTAGCCTTATCATTCAGATTATGGCCATTATGGGTCAATGAGAGGTAAAAGTAATGCAGACTGACAGAGGAATCTACCACAAGCGAGTATGCGACCGCTGCGGAACAGTTCTGGGCTGCAGGATGATGAACCCTGACGAATACTTCAAGGACTGGGCGTGGCGAAGGGACACAGGCGACCTTTGCCCGGAGTGCTATGAGGAGTATAAGCGAGTGATCGGGCGGTTCAATGCCAACAGAAGAAGAAAGAGAGGGCAAAGGAAATGACGAGATGTTCTATATGGCGTTGCAAACAGTGTGGCATGGTTATTTACAACGCCATAGATGCGAAAATTCCTGACAATGCGTTTGACAAACTTTTTGGGCTTGAGACTATTTGCAACAATTTAATGGGCTTTAGCCTGCCGACAGTCAAATATACGCACAGATGCGACCCGCAGACCATCGGCCTGTGTGAGTTTATCGGTTGGAGGAAGCAAGAATGATTTACTGCACCACCGAACACTGCTCTTGCATGGGCATCAAGCAGTTCTCTGCTGGCAAGGCTATCCGATGCACAGCAGAATTTTGTGAGAACAAATCCGAGCCGTCCTGTGGCTCTTGCAAATGGTACGAAGAGCCGGAAAGCGTGTGTGTAAACGACCAGTCAGAACACGTTGCAGACTTCGTGTGGGACGAACGTGGATGCAAGGAATGGGAGAAAAAAGAGAATGAGCTATGATATTTCACTTTGTGACCCTGTAACGCATGAAACGCTTAAAGCGGATAGCGTACATTTTATTGCAGGCGGCGTGAGAATTGTGGGTGGAACAGAAAAACTGATGTGCTACGTCACATGGAATTATAGAAAGTTCTATCGGCGTAATGATGTGCTCGGGAAAAAAGGAATTCGTTCTATCTACGGCAAGACGGGAGCTGAAAGCATCCCGATGCTGGAAAAGGCTATTGCCGCTTTGGGTGATGATACGGACGATGACGACTATTGGCACGCGACAGAAGGCAATGCAAAGCGTGCGCTGTATTGGCTGCTTGAATTTGCAAAAATGCGGCCAGACGGCGTGTGGGATGGTGATTGAATGAATAACACGATGTGGCATCCAGCAAGCGAACCGCCACGAGAGCGGACACAGCCTTTGTTGCTTGCGACTAAGACAACGTGGCGCGATAAAGATGGAAAAATGTTGCAAGGCTTTTCGCCGACAGCGTACTTTCTCGGCTGTTACGCAGATGGTCAGTTCTGGGATGAAATAGGCGAGAGACTGCCGGAAGATGTGACGGTGACGCATTGGATGGCGTTCCCGATGGTATGAGGTGATGTAGATGGACAAGTATGCATGGCATTCTGTGCGAGATGAATTGCCGCCGTCAGATGCTCCGATGCTGATTTTGATGGTAAAACATATCTACCAAAACGAAAATGACTATGAGCGATACATGAGACTTGGATTTTATGCACCAGCATTCGGTAAAAAGGCGTGGAGAGATGAATTCAATGACCCACTAGAACACAACGACTGGTATGTTGTGACGCACTGGACGTATGCGCCAAAAGAGCCAAAGGAGGACTAATATGAGATTGATCGATGCTGATGCACTGCGCCAGAAGATTGAAAGGTGGGAGAATGAATCCAACAAAGGAAGCTCGTTCTCTGATTCTGTAGAGGGTTTTGCCTACGATGAAGTGCTGTGTGCTATTGATGTAGCGCCGACTATTGACCCGAACATTCAGCGTCCTGTGGCGCATTGGGTGGCAAAGGGAAAAGATTTTTTAATCGAGTATTATGTTTGTTCAAGATGCGAGCATAAGATTTACAGACCTTTCAGCATGAGCGCATATTGCCCACATTGCGGGGCTGTGATGATTGGAGAATGAGGATGGAGAGCGAGATCAATAGTTTCTTCAAGGCGTTTACGGAAGCGGCTGACAAACTCTGCAATGAGCTTGAAAAGTTTGCAAAAGTAGTTAAGCAGTGCGAGACGAAATCAGGATGCTACAATCCGAAAGGCAAAAGAAAGCCAAAGCACACACGCCCGGTCTACGGCAGAGGAAAGAATCCTTGTGACGGATTTAGGTCAACTATCAGAACGAGAGAGGGATTCAGAAAATGACAGAACTCAAGAGATGCCCGTTCTGCGGGTCTATTCCAACGCTGTATCACGATGGATTGCATCAAGTGGATTCAAAGAGAAGATACCACACAACATGGATGATTATGTGTGAAAAGTGTCATAATGCATCAATGAGCAATAGCGCTTACTATAGCTTTGGTGAAGATGGCGTTTTGTCACCGTATGACGAAAAAGACGGACGACAAGAAATCATCAGCCGGTGGAACAGTCGTTACAGAGAGGATTGAGTATGGAGCAGGAACGCAAGCCGAGAACATCAATGATTCTTCTGCTGGAGCACGTCCATGCAATGGACGAGCTGACAGACGAGGAATTTGGAGCATTCATCCGCAACTACGCACAGTATGTTGAGACTGGACCTGAGCCAGCATACGACAACGACCGTGCTATGCGGATGCTCTGGAAAGTCGTAAAAGCGTTCGATGATATGAACGTGCAGAAGATGGAAGAACGTGATAAGCGTAGACGAGAAGCAAACAAGAAAAATATAAACAAGCGTTGGAACGATAAAAAATACGAAAGCATACCAATGGTATCACAGGATACGAATGGTATAAATGGTATACCAAACATACCAACTGATACGAATGGTAGCTTATCTGTATCTGATTCTGTATCTGAATCTGATAAAAAAGAAAAATGTGAAAAGAAAAATACCAACGAAGTAAAACGCTTCAAAGCACCGACTGTCGAGCAAGCTAGAGAATACTTTACCGATAAGGGCTACATGGAATCAGAAGCAGAGCGATTTGTTGACCACTTCACGGCAAACGGCTGGAAGGTCGGCAAGTCGCCCATGAAGGACTGGAAAGCTGCTGCACGGAACTGGATGCGTAACGTGAAGGACTGGAACGGCGGCTATCAGCAGACAATGGCTGAGTTGCCTGACGAGGGAGACTTTCTGCGGTGAATATTGAAAATCAGACCCAATACATCCTGCTGGGAGCAGTCCTCACGTTCTCAGAATACGCCGATGTGCTGCAAGACCTTAAAATTGACGATTTCTGCCTTGAACTGCGTGATACATTCGCTGCAATTCGTGGCTATTGGGAACACAACGACAAGTGGAATCCGGTAGAAGTCATGGGGCGGTACGATAACTGCAAGAAAGCAATGGGTGAATGCCTGGATGCCTTTGGCGCAGAGTTCATCCGCAACGTCACCCATGACATGATGCTTGGATGGGCTAGAATCGTCAAGGAACAGGCAGCATTGTCCAGAGCAAGAGAGATTGCGTTCAAAATCGTTGACGGCTCAACAAGATATGCAGACCTGACAGGCATCTATGAGCAGCTAGGCGAAGCTATCAACTTGCACAACGAGAGAAGCGATTTCATCCCGATGTGCGATGGCATAGATAACTACATCCGCAAGCTGGATGATAAGCCGGAGTATATCAGCACAGGGCTTAGAGTGCTGGATAACAACTTGCATCTTGTGCCGGGAAACTTCGTTGTGATCGGCGGCCGACCGTCTGCTGGTAAGACTGCTCTGTCCCTGCAACTTGCCTGTGAAATAGCAAAGAACGGACGCAAGGTGGCATATTTCAGCCTAGAGACAGACCCTGATACGCTCTACGCTCGTATCATTGCAAACCAGCTAGGCGTACCACTTCACACGGTCAAAAACAAGACCGTCAGCATTAACGAGCTTGACCGACTTGCAGCCATCAAGAAATATCCGCTGTACGTCCGCTCCGCTGCTGGTAAGGGAGTTGGATGGATTAGAACGCAGTCCATCAGGATGCAGGCAAAAGTAGTGTTCATCGACTATTTGCAGCTTATCCATCAAGCCGGAGCAAAAGACCGGTACAGTGCCGTCACGGAAATCAGCATGGCACTGCATGAGTTTGCACAGTCCACAGGAACGCTGGTGGTAGCACTTGCACAGCTCAATCGAGAGACCGCAAGAGCTGGAATCCCACCGACTGCCGCAGACCTGCGAGAGAGCGGACAGATTGAACAGGACGCAGATGCAATCATTCTGCTGGCACAGAAAGTAAAAACGCAAAAGAGACCAGAAGAGCATTATCACTTTGCGCTTGAGAAAAACAAAGAGGGCAACGTGGGGGTGCTAGACATTACGTTCCAGATGGAAACACAGCAGTTCAAAGAATGCGTGTGGATGTAACGAGAGGAGAACGATATGGACCCACTGGAGAAGTTCATAGACAACGTGCAAGCAGGAAATGGAAGATACGGTCTGTGTGATGCTTGCCTGAACCGTCAAGGGGACTACTGCTTGTTTCACAATTTGTATAGGCGAGACGAGAACGGAAAGCATACTGCAACGGCTCAAAAGCTCGAAAGGGTAGAACGATGCAACTCTTTTAACTATGCTGGATGGCTGATATAAGCCTATAATCGCTTCTGCGCTCCAATCGTCACAGTAGAATAGGCAAGAAAAAGAGATAACAGGGTCAGGGCGATAAAGTTACCGTCTGAACCCCATAAATATTTTTCGTCAATGAAATAACAGGCGCAAAAGAGCTACCAGCGATGGTGGCTCTTTTCGTTTTTTTGTCAACTCCACGAGAGAGCCTGTTTTAATGCGTTTCAGATGCTAGACGATAACTTTATCGACTTCATCACGAAAACGCTCCACAGACGCTCGTAGGCGGCTCTCCGTTGATGCTGATGGTATATCTTGAACTAAGCTATGAAATCAGACCGATGTAGAAGCGTGGAGAACGGATTTTCAGGGCCAGACGTGAAAGTTATCGGGTCAGCCAGAAAAACGCGTCAGACAGGCTCTTACACGCCTTTCCGGCGATGATAGCAGTCAGATGCACAAATGCCAACGACCATTTGCCCAATCGCAGGGCAAAGTGAGACGGAAGCAAAGAATGGCTACGACGATCAGCGTGATGCGTTTGCATGCAAATGGATGCACATGATGCGTTTGCATCCAATCTTCCCCCCTTTATTCCCCCTCTTTCCCCTACAACCCCTATTACCCCCTATAATCCCCCTAACTCCCCCCTCAAACAAATAAATTGTTTGAGGCCCCCACGCCAAAATGGTACGACAACTGCAACAATCGCAAATAACAGCCGAATGTTTTCCGCAAAGGTTCTTTCTCCCTACAACTCTCTATCTCCAAAAGCTATACCGTTAGTCAGCAGAGCAGACCGTAGGCGAGAACTAGCGTGAGGTTCGGACTAGTGGATGGTCTACGACTATTTCACATGGAGAATTGACTTTATTTTGTAGTCGGTTTTATATGTACAAATGTTGCATAGCTTGACTACGACTATCGGGTATAACTATTCATAGCAAAGCAGTATGGATTGGTCGGAATGTCATAGCGCATTGCTGGGAATTAAATCGAGCAGGAACAGACCGAATCGGATGATACGACTATTTTAGCAGAATAATCCCTAGATGGTTACTAGGATATATAAGCGTATATTATAATAAGTACGGCTGGCATACGAATTTGGTATGGCTAGATGAGAATAGAATTGACAGGTGTCTTGACACATATTGATTTTTGGGGTGGTCTGATGGCTTAGCGACTATCGCATCTCTCTTTCTCTAAAAGGCGAACGACTATTTTACACAAAAAATACACGACTATTTGACGATATCTCGCAAAAAAACGCTACGACTATTACTCTGCGACTATCAGCGGACAGCTTGTTATTATACTATATATAGGACTTTCAAATGCTGGTCGTCTGACGACTTTACGACTATTTCACGACTATTTGCCGGGAGAAACTACGACTATTGGCTACGACTATTCCAGCCGGAACGCTGCGACTATTGCTGACCTCTATTGGCTATCGGCCGAAAGGCCGAAAAGAGAAGCGGCGACGAGCCGCCAGTGGTTCCGCCCGCCCCTTCTACTGGACTGCACCCGCCGGGTGGAGTGTGCCAGCCGGTGCGCCCTGACCGTTGACCGGTGCCAGATCGCAAGCCGTCGGGCTGACACTGTACAGGTGGAGACGCTGACCCCGCCGGTCTGGCATGGTCTGCGATGTGTTGCGCCGTCTGGTATGGATCCACGACAGGGGCACACCCCTGCACCCTTATATATACCTTATTATAATAGGGCGGCTGTGCTGACCTACATAGCGTCCGGCGCGGCGGTGGTATCTGGGTATCGGTGCAGGGCGTCCGGGCGCGTGTGTGTGCTCCAGCGCGGCGCAGGCGGTGTTATATCCACTTTTGCCGGTCTGGTATTTGTGGCGGTAGAATGTGGCAAATCTCAGAAAAAGCCACTGTAAAGCCCTGTGTACTGTTTTGTGATGTGGGTGGTATAACTGCATTAACGGAACAAAACGCATTGCAAACGCTTGTATGCGGCTGTATTGCAACAGGACAAAATAAAAGCCCTGCACCGTGTCGATGCAAGGCAAAAGAAAAGCCCGGCCATTTCTGACCGGGTGGAATGCTTCTTATTTGGACGCTTTAAACAGTGCCGAGAAAAACCAGAAGAAAAACAGGATGCAAGATAATATCACTTGTCGCACCCCCCTCATACCACGCTAAAACGCTTGTATGTGGTTTTGCTGCTGCATTCGGCATACACATCAGGGTGCAGCGTCTTGAGTAGCTTGCTATCCAGCCGGACGCTCTGCACGTCCTTATATATCACCTTGCAAGCGCCTGCGACAACCTCCGGCGCTCCCCGCATCATGGTAATAATCTCATCCCGCAGGCTGTCCCGCATCTGCTCCGCTTGCTCTGCCAGCCGCTTATATTCGCGGTATTCGTTGCACTTTTGTTCCAAGTCCGTCATTTTTTAGCCCTCCAAAATTCCTTTATTCTCAAATAACGCCCTAAGGTTGCGTTTTTCGTACTCCCTCCAATTTTCACCGATTGCAAGCGCTGAGTTTTGCGCCCAAAATGGGACGCCCGCCCGGTCAAGCTGACCAAACAAAAAATGGATTGTTTTGTCAGCCTTTTCTAAAAACCCGATGTCGTCCGGGTCTTTTTCCCTACAATAGGAGATTTCAGCCATCCAATATGTAAGGGATTCTAAAAGGCTGTACGCCTTTTTATTTGCGGTGTATGTCATTTTTTAGTTCTCCATCAAACGAAAAACCTTGAATTTTCAAAAGTTATGTGTGCTTTGTTCGGGATTTTACCGGACGATATCGCGTTTACCAGGCTATCGGTATACTTATATACAATGGTTCGCCCTGGTTCGTCATCCAGGACAAAAACTGTCCTGTCCCAGGCGGGTGCCTGGCTGATTGATTGACCAGGCAAAAAGCGCCTGACATTGACATAGATGTATTTGCCATCAATCCAGGGAAATGCCCTTACAAGGCAGCTGGAATACCAGCCATTGATTTCCATTATTATCCCTCCTTAGCTATTGAGAAATGCGATCATAACCAGCGCCCCGGAAATCATGCCACCGATGTACCAGAGGGCAGCCCATTGGGTAAAGTCAAGAGTGATCATACTTTGCACACCTCCCGAATAAATTCTATCTGTAAGCTGTGCAGGCGCTCCGCCAGTTCCTCAGTGTTCCACAAGTCCCGGCGCATTTCCCGCGCCCGCTTTTCGTAGCGGCTGACCGTTTCCCGATCGGGCTTGGTGTTGCCAAAAGGCCGGTATCCGGTGCAGATTGCAGCGCCCGAAGTGATAGGGTAGATGTCTGCATTCCAGCCGTACACGCCAGCGGTATACGCTGCGGGGTCATCCATGCACAGCATATTCTGTGCATCGCAATAACTTACTTGGATAATGGTCGGATACTGGGATTTAATATCCCGCATGGTTCTTTTTGCTTTCATGGTTTTGTCCTCCTGTTTTGTGGTGGTAAATAAGTTTGTTTACTGTCTATATTGTAAACAATTTTATTTACTTTGTCAAGAGGTTTGACGTAAAAAATAAACATTTTTATTTACCGTTTGTGCGTGTCCATATCTGCACAGTTTCGGACGCACTGCCAGCCCTCCAGCGTCCCGCACCGTCCCGATCTGCCCGGCGCGGCCTGTCTGGCATCGAGTGCAGACCGGTGCAGCGCGTCCAGCGCCTGGGCGTGTGTGCCGGTGCGTGGTGCTGCCTGCCCTAGCATTTGCCCCCCTGGTTCTGGCACGGCCTGCCCTGCTGCCTGTCCGGGTGCGCTGGGGTGCTGGGGTCTCCACCTCTGGGGTATATAGGGCGAGCCGGGGGTGGGACGGTCGACACCTCGCGTAGAAAAAATTCAAAAAAGGCGTTTTTCGTGATTTGTGTTGCTAACACCCACCCCACCTTCACAAAACGAAACCTATCTGATTGTGCAAGTCTCCAAATTTTCCGAAAAATACAAAAAGACCCCTTTCAGAGCCTAGATTGTGCTATAATCAGCTAAAGGCTATACGCCAAAGAAAGGAAGAATCAAAAATGAGAAAGAGAATCGTTGTAACAGTTCTGATGGCTGCTTTGACTTGTTTGCTTTTGATGGGTGCTGCGGCTCCTGCAAAACCTCTTAACCTTGTTGGAAATTGGGAAGAAAAAGATAAAGGAGACAGTTACCAAGCCGGATATATTAAAGAAGGTAAAGATGGCAAGGATGGCGAAATTGTCATTTACTGGGTATCTGATGGTGGCGATACAAAATCTTTGTACTGGGCTGGAACTTATGTTGCGCCAAAAGATAATAAAGAAACTTATAGCTGGACTTCAAAGAACAACAAGGATAAGACAGACCACGCTTTGCTGGCATCCGGTGACGACACAAAGGTTTTCACCTATGAAAAAGGTGAAATTACTTACAAGGCATCTGCTTTAGGCACAACAAAGAAAATGCACTTTGTGCGCACCGACACAAACTACTGTGACGAGGAAGAAGAGCAGAAGTAAACATTAAAAGCCAGTAGCCAAAGAAGCCACTGGCTTTTATGAATGTTGGAGACTTGCTGTATGATAGCCATTGTTGCAATCGTTATATTTTTTTATTTGATAGTGGTTCTATCAAAACGCAGTAGTGAAGATACGCTTGTAGATATTGATTTTTCTAAAATTGACGATATGGAAGGTCACAGATTTGAGTATTTTATCGCAAAAGTTCTCAGGGAAAACGGATTCAAGAATGTTAATGTCACAAAAGCGAGCGGAGACTACGGAGTTGATATAACCGCAAATAAAGATAATCAGAAATGGGCATTTCAATGCAAACGGTACAGTTCAAACTTGGGGTTGAAGCCGATTCAAGAGATTTACGCTGGCGCAAAAAAATATGAAGCAGATAAAGCTGTTGTGTTCACAAATGTTTATTTTACTCCAAATGCGCAAACGCTGGCTAAAACGTTAAATGTTGAACTGTGGGATAGGGATACGCTTGCTAGAATGATAGGCAAAGATCTTGAAACAAAACAATCAATAGAAGCTGATATGGAAGAAGAGCAAACCGATCCAGAACAACGACAAAGGAAAATTCGTGATAATGGAGTTCCTTTGAAGCTGCAAAAGAACCAAATCCCTGCTGGCGATTATGTTGTTGGCAAGGATATCCCTGTTGGCGTGTACAATTTTAAGTGGGTGTTCGGGGCTGGTTCATTCCAAAAGTATAAAGAAGAAGGAAACACAACGCTTGGCGCTTGTACATATTTTGAACACGTTGGCGTTCAGTACGATTATGAATATAGTCAGCTTATCAATGTGAACTGTAAAGACGGTGAGTGGATTAAAATTAGTGGAAATTTGGTTCTTGGTATAGAAAAATCCGAAAAGCCTGTTATTGACCTATAACACAAAAGCCAGGGGCTAGATGTTCTCTAACCACTGGCTTTTCTTATTGGCTTCTCAAAATTGAGCAATTAATCTTACGGCGCACAAAAATGTTCGTTGTGTGAGTTTTTCGGATTTTTCAGAAAAACCTCAATTATCCGTTTCTACGAATGCTTGCATAGAGCAGACGGAAGGTCTCACGGCCTTTCGGCGTTACTCTGGTCTGTACGCCACCGTGCTTGTTCTTCTGGTTACAGTATTCCTTTACCGCAAACAGACCGTCACCCTTGCCAGCTTTCGGCAGGATGCCCTTGCTCTTGTCACGGTAGATGTAACCGTCAGAAATAAGCATCTTGATGAACAGGCGTTCAGGAATGCGCAGTTCCTTTGCGGTAGAGCGGAAGTTGGTAGACACGTTCCACGCCACGAGGTCGTCGAAGTAGTCTGCTTTAGGCTGCATCTCTTCGTTCTTCTCGCAGAGCTGCTTGTTCTGCATCTGCAATGCTGCACTCTTTTCCTTTTCGGCCTTCATGTTCTGAATCAGCCCGATCACGAAGTCTGGGTTGGTAATAGCCGTCTCCAACAGGTTATCGGTCATGTACATTCCATGCTTGCGGATTGACGGCAAGACCTCGTGAGTGACCCAGTGCTTGAACCGCTGTGCGCTTTCCAGCTTGCTACTGAAAATCAGACTGTACAGGCCGGATTCGTTGATGACGGTCGGATGCTGTTCTCTACCCATGGGGTCGTAAAACGCTACCCCATCTCCCTGACGCTTATCTTGCTCGTCAACGTGCTTTGCAAGAGCGTCTTTCGTGTTGACGTACCCAAGTGCTGCGGCAATGTCCTTGCCAACAAACCAAGGGTCATCGTCAATGAGCATGACACGGATTTCGCCAAACTCGGCGTTGTTGAAGATTTTGATGTTCTCAGACAAAGAAAGTTGCATTAAAAAGCTCCTTTTCACTTGTGAGAGAAGCAATTTTCTGCTATAATAACGGCGAGAGAATGCTTCTCTCAGGGTTGATATGATACGTTCGCTGTGGTCGCCAAACTTTAGCGAGCGTATCATTTTTCGTTTTCATAGGTCTCCGGGATGGGATGCACATCAAAGAACGTGTCACGGATGGCTGCGGCCTGTGCAACCTTGTGTTCGGTGCAATAGGCTTTCAGCCATTGGAACTGCCGTTCGGTCAGCGCAACAGTGAACGTGTGATTGTGGCGTTCGAGATAAGGACTGTACATAAACTCACCTCCCTTCATGTGGGTGCAACCAGTATATGCAATATGTTGTGGTTTGTCAATTACGCAAACGCTTAATGTAGTACTGGTATCTGTACAAAATCCAAAAGTTTGTAGACTTGCACAAAATTTAGCTGTTGCTTTTGGCAGCTCCGGCTTCGTACCCTGCCCGGTAGTTTAGTTCGGACAGCTTGCCAAGCGCTTCTGCGTACTCCCTGTCCTCGCTGGTCGGCTCTTTGCCGTGGGCGAGGGTTTTCAGAAATTCTTCGGTTTTCGTGGGAAAGTTCATGTTTTTTGCTCCTTTCTATTGCAGAAGTGGTCTGCTTCTGTTATAATAGTTGACAGAAACCGAGACTGCGCCCTTGGTTGCTCAGCTTCTGTTTTGTGGTGGAATAGGTCGTCAGTACTACTTTGGTTGGTGGAGCTGACGGCCTATTTTTTATGCCACAAAGGATAAATCTACCGTAGTTGGCCGATTCATCGCGTGTTCTGCTGTCTTAGATTATAGACGTTTGGTATATAGTTGTCAACAGCCCAATTTGTATAATCGTATCAGAAATATCTGATTTTTTAACACATTCTTGTGTTTTTTGATAGTTGTTTGTAAACTGAACCGTTCATTGATTTAGTGGCGAGAACCATGATAGTTCGATGTATTTTATAATTTTATACTATTTGTAAATTAACGAAACCGTTCTTATGCTTTTTCTACCCTATTGAGAGTAAAGTTTTATTTTCCTCTTGACAAAGTAAATAAAATTGTTTACAATAGAAAACGAAAGAGAGGTTTTGAAAATGAGTGAGAAAAAAAAGATGACAAAAGCCTTGACAAACGGAACGGAAATTGTTCGTGAGGTTATGGAAAAGCAGGGCGTTACAATGGTCTGCCTTGCTGAAAGCGCAGGATTTGGCTCAAAGCAGAATATGTATCAGTGTCTTAAAAATGACAGCTTGAACCTCTCTAGCTTTTTCAAAATTATGAGCGCCATGAAATATAGAATTGTTGTTGAGCCTGACGTAGGTAGCTTAAAGCAGAACCAGTATCTTGTCACAGGAACGGTCGTTGAAAAAGAATCCAAGGGCGGTGATTCTGAATGATTTACGGTTACGCTCGTGTCAGTTCCGCTGGACAGGCGATTGACGGCAACAGTCTTGAAGCCCAGTCTGAACTTTTGAAAGCCAACGGCGCACAGAAAATCTTTTCGGATGTTTACACCGGCACGAAGCTACATCGACCTGAACTTGACAAGCTGATGGCTGAAATTCAGCCGGGAGACACGCTGATCGTGGCGAAGCTTGACCGTATTGCTCGTTCCGTGAAGGGTGGCATTGAAATTATTGACAGCTTGCTTTCAAAAGACGTGTCCGTGAACATTTTGAATATGGGTCTGATGAACAATACATCGACCGGAAAACTGATTCGCAACGTTATGCTTGCCTTCGCAGAGTTTGAGCGTGACATGATTGTTGAGCGTACCAAAGAGGGCAAGAATATTGCCAGCCAGCGTCCAGATTACAGGGAAGGACGCAAGCCCACCGAGTATGACCGCAACCTCTTTGACGTTCTCCATGAGCAGGTAGAGAAGCGTATTCTCACGGTCACGGATGCTGCCAAGCAGCTTGGTGTGACCCGCCAGACATGGTATCGGATTGCTGAACAGAACAGGTGAAAGGAGCAAGAGCCTATGGATAAGTGGAATAACAGAAACTCGTATGATTGGCTTGCGGGAGCGGTCGTTGGACTGCTTACCGGGTTCTTCATCGTAGTTGTGGTTGCGAGGTGCGTCCTGTGATACTTAGTGACAACATGAAGCGCCTGATCGACACACTGAACACCTATGAACCAGACCTTCCGAATGGATTCTATTCTGTAAAAGCCCTGCAAGACAAGCTGGACTTTACGGCACAGTTCGTTCTTGAATCCCTTGCCAACGATGGGCTGATACGCTGGGGCGATACGCAGCACACAGCATTCTGGCTGTTGGAACGTGCAAGGAACTACAAGAAAATCCACAAGTTGGAAAAGATTGAACAGTGGAAAGAACGTGGGATAGGATTTGCTTGTGGCGTCCTGACCAGCGTTGTCGCAGGTGCGATTAGCATTGTGCTAGCTGGCGTTTTCAGCTGACATTGTTAGCAACCTAGAATAAAACCGAATATTTGATTTTTGTGCAGTTGTAGGCACTCTTTACATTTTCAGGTAGGGGGTGCCTATTTTTTTATGCAGCCAAAACAGTGCATTGCCATCATCGACAGCATCAAAGCGTATGCAAAGCAGAATCCGACAGAAGCACAGGTCTACGAGGACTGGTTTCAGGCGGTCGTGAACCTGAGAGACGTTCTGCCGAAAGACAATCGGTTTGATGCCTACAAATACTCCGGCGAGTTGCGCTCTGTCTGTGCAGCCATGATGGGCAAGATGAAAACAGGCGAGGACGTGGCGAAGGTCTATGACATTATCAGCCGGACGTACCTGTTTGAAGCAAAAGATGTGTTCGACAGCTATTGCATCTACCTTGAATGGAACCGTGCGCCGGAAAAGAAGTTCTATCAGCCACGCAGGAAGGTACTTTTGACGCTGGTTCGTGACCTAGAGGACTTGTTTTTCCATCGTGTAGAATTTCTTGGGGTAAGTCAGCCCCCGCGTACAGGAAAAAGTACGCTCTGTATATTTTTCATCACATGGCTGATGGGCAACCGCCCTGACGTTGCATCGGTTATGAGCGGACATTCTGACAAGCTGACCAACGGCTTCTACGGCGAAGTGTTGTCCATCATCACCGACCCTGTTACCTACAACTGGGGCAAAATCTTCCCTGACGTTCAGCTTGTGGATAAGAGTGCAAAGGACGAAAGTGTTGACTTGAACCGTAAAAAGCGTTTTCCTACCCTTACTTGCCGCTCCATTGGCGGTACGCTGACTGGTGCAGTTGAAATCGGCGAGGGCGGCGTTCTGTACAGCGATGACTTGATTGAAGACTTGGAAGAAAGTCTGAACGTTGAGCGTCTGAACAACAAGTACGATGCTTATCTGAACCAGCTAAAAGACCGCAAAAAGCAAGGCGCATTGGAACTGATGGTCGGCACACGCTGGAACGTGCTTGACCCTCTGGGGCGCATCCAGAACCAGTATGCAAACAACCCGAAGTACAGATTCCGTGTGATTCCTGCGGTGGATGAGAACGGACACAGCAACTTCAATTATGACTACGGTGTGGGTTTTGACGATGCCTACTACGCAGACATGAAAGCCAGTATTGACGATGCAACATGGTGGGCAAAATACATGGGCAAGCCCTATGTGCGTGAAGGTCTGCTGTTCCCTGCTGACGAACTGCGGTACTTCAACGGTGTTCTGCCTGACGGAGAGCCTGATCGCAAGCTCATGGTCATGGATATTGCATGGGGCGGAGGTGACTTTACGGCCTGTCCTATCGCCTATGTGTACGGAGATGCCGTGTTTATTCCAGACCTTGTGTTCAATAACGGCGATAAGACCGTGACAAGACCGGAAGTCGTGGGCAAAATCATCCAGCACAAAATCAACGTGGTACGCGGCGAAGCCAACAACGGCGGTGATGAATACTGTGACGTGGTGGACAGCCAGCTCCGGCAGCAGGGCTATCACTGCTCTGTTCGTAGCCAGCGTGCGCCAAGTGGTCAAAGCAAGCTGTCCAGAATTATCCAGTATGCGCCGGACATCAAGCGGTTCTACTTCCTTGACGAGAAGCACCAATCGAAAGAGTACAAGGCATTCATGGAACAGGTGACGATGTTCACGCAGCTTGGTAAAGTTTCGCACGATGATGCACCGGATAGTCTGGCACAGCTTGCCGATGAATTGTATAACGGAATCAGTAAAATTGAGCCTGTCAAGAGGCCTTTTTGATTAAAAACACAATATATTGTGTTCGCTGGGTCTATTTATTTGATTTCACCACTTGACAAGGCTTATAATGTACGCAGGAAGTTTTGCAACTTCCCTTAAAGGAATAGCTTGCACGCGGGGTTTTGTCATTTTACTCGCGTGCGTGTCAACAAGCATATTCCTCCTTTCACCGGTGGAGGTTTTCTCACTCTTTCGCCTTCACCGGGCTTTATATGTTGCGTTTCCAATTGTAAGGGGAATGCCAGCCTGTCTCCCCCACGTCTGGCAAACAACGGTTCGATTCCGTTACGCAGCACAACCAACTACCTAGCTTTGCATGGACTTATTCTCCAAAACCTCCACCGCTATTCCCGGCTCTCAATGTAATGTTTAGGCATGACATTGCAAAGAGCAGCGGTTAACCAATCAAGCCGGGTTTCTATGTTGCATTAGCTCAGTCAGGCTAGAGCATCCGGCTCATAACCGGACATACATTGGTTCAAATCCATTATGCAGCACCAAAATTGCAGCTGACCCGTTTTGCGTTTGTCCAATAACTGAATGTAAAGGCTGCAATGGTTTTCTTCGGGCGAAGAATAGCACGGCTGGAAGTGCGAACAGTTTCCCAGTAGCTTCTGACAGGTCTGTGCTCAACAGCCTGTTTCCAGAAATCCAACGAAAGGAGCACAGATGGTAGCAAAAGTCAGATGCAAGCGTCCTCGGAAAGACGCAAACGGCAATCCATGTGATTGTGGACGTTATCTTGGCGAAGTGGAAGGTAAGTTCTCCCTTTTGTGCCCTCTTTGCCATTGGATTACAATTGGAGATTCTAACCTTCCAAAAGATACATGGGTCTCCGTACCAAAGTTTAAAAACTGAATAGCTTTTAAAGCGCAGTTGTAAGCGCAGTGAGATAGACCTTAACAGGTTTTTCTTGCTGCGCTTTTTATTTTGCCGGAAAGGAGAAGCCTACCGTGAGATATGGTGTGCCGTATCGTGGCAGTAAGAACAAAATAGCACAGTGGGTTATCTCCAATCTACCTGCTAGTGACACGCTGGTTGACCTGTTTGCTGGTGGTTGTGCAGTCACACACGCTGCGTTGCTGTATGGCAAATGGAATCACATCGTTGCAAATGACATCGGTGATGCGCCGCAGTTGTTCGTGGACGCTGTTCACGGCAAGTATGCCAACGAAAAGCGTTGGATTAGCCGTGAAGATTTTCATAGGCTGAAGGATTCTGACCCTTACGTTTCGCTCTGTTGGAGCTTCGGCAACAACCGCAGGGATTATCTCTATTCAAAAGAGATTGAGCCGTGGAAAAAGGCTTTGCATTATGCAAGAGTGTTTGGCGATACGTCCCTTTTGCGAGAGTTCGGAATCAATTCAGATGGTAGCTCAAAGGACATCAAGACAAACAGCGAGGAGTACAAAAGGCTTTATTCGCAGTGGCTTGGATGTCAAGCAAAACATAAAAAGCTCTATGATTTAGAACACCTTGCAAGACTAGAAAATCTTGAACGCTTGCAGAACCTTGAACGCCTACAAAATCTTGAAGGTCTACAAAGGCTTGAACGCCTACAAAATCTTGAAGGTCTACAAAGGGATTACAGAGACGTACAAATTCAGTCAAATGCAGTTGTGTACGTAGACCCCCCCCTATAAACGAACGAACTGCACGGGGTATAAATGCGATTTTGACCATGAATCGTTTGAAAAGTGGCTTTCAGAAGTTCCGTTCATGGTGGTTGTTAGCAATTACGAAGCACCAAATGGGTGCGTAGAGGTTGCAAGCATAAAAAAGCAATCCTCTATGGGAACTGGCAATAAAGGCGGTTCTGACATTGAAAAGCTGTTTGTGCAAAAACGGTTTGCAGAACAGTACAAACAGATGATGGGGAGATTTTAACGGAAAGGAGGAACGCATGGCTGAGTATCAGATAGTTGTTGACGGCTTTTTGAATGAGCCGCTGACCGGACGCAGACAGATTGAAACGCCGGAGACGGAAATCAATCAGACGAATGTGCTGAAAGTGGTCATGGGCAAGGCAGAGCCTATTCATCTGCTGAACAAGAACGAGATTCGTTTTCTGCACAACTACTACTTAGGTAGCCAGCCTGTCCTCCATCGCACGAAGGAGTATCACGCTGAAATCACCAATCGCATTGTAGAGAACCATGCCAACGAGTGCGTAGGCTTCTACACAGGTTACATGAGCGGTACACCCTGCTCTTATGTGCGGTCTGAAACTGCAACGGGTGATGGCGAGGAAATCGCCCGGCTGTCTAATGCCTTGCAGTATGAGGGCAAGGACGCGCTTGATCGGCGGCTCTGGCAGTGGATGTTGGAGTGCGGACAGGGATACCGCATTGTCCTCCCCGACAAGGGGTATGGCGGCAATTACCCGGACGAAACGCCCTTGTTGGTGGATGTTCCCGACCCGGATATGGCGTATGTAATTTACAACTCCGGCATCGGACACAAGCCCATCGCCAACGTGCTGCATATCCCGCGCAATTATCAGAATGACCTGAACGACCTGATTTGCGTGTATACGCCAAACCAGTACTTTGAAATCGACAACGGCAAGGTCACGAAGCCGAAGAACCATTCTCTTGGAATGTTGCCGATGGTCGAATACAAGTTAAACCCGGAGCGGATGGGTCTGTTTGAGCCTGCAATTCCTGTTCTGGATGCCATCAACGACCTTGAAAGCAACCGTCTGGACGGTGTAGCGCAGTTCATTCAGTCCATCATGGTGTTTACCAACTGCCTTGTGGACGAGGATGCGCTCAACAAGGTCAAGGAACTGGGCGCAATGTGCCTGAAGTCCACCTCTGGTCTTCCGGCATCTGTCTCTCAGATTGCAAATGAACTTGACCAGCAGCAGAGCCAGACCTTGCTTGATTCCATGTTGAACGTTTACCGCAGCCTGACTGCCATGCCCAGTGCCACTGGCAGCGAGAATGCAACGTCTGACAACGTGGGCGCAGTTATCGTCCGCAACGGCTGGAATCACACAGAAGCAAGGGCACAGCAGTACGAGAATATGTTCAAGTTCTCGGAACGCCAAAGCCTGTCTGTGATGCTGAAAATCCTGCGTGACACGGCTGATTCTAAACTGATGGCAAGCGACATCAACATCAAACTGCCCCGCCGTCAGTACGACAACCAGCAGAGCAAAGTTCAGATTTTTGCACAGATGCTTGGCCAGAGCATTGACCCGCAGTTGGCGTTCACAACGCCCGGTCTGTTCCCCGACCCGCAGGCTGCTTATGAAATGAGCAAGCCCTTCCTGATTGCCGCTGGCAAGCTGGGCGAGGACGGCAAAGCTCCGAAACCGCAAATTGAAAAGTCAAAACAGGATGTTCCCGACATAAATGCCGGGAACATGGCAAACAAACAGTCTGCCGATACCAACTCGGAGAACAGCGATGGAATCAAACAGTGAAATCCTTGCAAGGGATTGGGATGACGGTTTTGTCAAGAAGATGCAAAACCGAATCCTTGTCTCTCATTACAAGTATGGCTGGATGAGCCAAACTTACCCCGAATTGGCACAAGCTGTTAAGGAGATTCAACCACGCATTCAAAAATATCTCGAAACGGGAAATACCGAATGGCTGATTGATGTGGCTAATTTTGCAATGATTGAGTATTTACATCCGAGTGTTAAAAATGCTCATTTCGTTGGAACGGATAGTGAAGAATCGCCCGGTCTGACTAGTGGGATTAGCTACAAAGAGCTTGTGGACAATATGTAATCATCCCGAACTTTCGGGCTGATATATTCCGGCAGGGAAGCCGGGATACAAATTTCGCAGCGTTGCAGGGAAGCAACGGTAAAAAAACGCAGGAGGAAATTAACGATATGAAACTCAATGTGTTGCTTGGTGATGCCTACAAAGAGGGCATGACCGCCGATGAAATCATTTCTGCGCTGGAAAAGGTTGCAGACCCTAACGCAGAAGTCGAGAAGCTGCGTAACGCCGTGACGAAAGCCAATGGTGAAGCTGCTGAGTACAAGAAGCAGCTCAAGGCAAAGCGTACCGATGACGAGAACGCCGCGCAGGAACAGGCTGACAAGCTGGCAGAGATGCAGAAACAGATTGAAGCCCTGACTGCCGACAAGGAGAACCTCGTCAAGGAAAAGACCCTTGCATCTTACCGTGAGAAGTTCGTTGCACAGGGTTATGACGCTGAACTTGCCAACAAGGCTGCATCTGCACTGGCTGACGGTGACATGGACAAGGTGTTTAAGTTCCAGTCGGAGTTTATGACCGCCCACGACACCGCATACAAAGCTTCCCTGCTGAAGGATATGCCCACACCTCCGGGCGCGGATGGCAAGGGCGGCTCTGACAGTGAGGGTGTGGCGTTTGCTAAGAGCCTTGCACAGCAGAACGCAAATACTTCTAAGGCATCGAGTGACGCAATGAGTGCTTTCCATTAACAAGGAGGAAAACATGAAGTTTACCCGAAACACGGTCAACGGAATCAACGATACCATCCTTGCTTCCAATGACTACACCGCCATTCCCTTTACCGTGACCGAAACCGCTGCGGTTAAAGCTGGCTATCCCATGACGCTGGCTGGCGCGAAAGCTACCGCGTCCGGTGACACTGGGGCAAAGACCATCAACGCCGATGGCATTTTGCTGTATGACGTTGACCCGAACGAGAACCCCAATGCCTCTCTGCTGATTCGTGGGGTTATCAACACCAAGAAAGCAGCTGCAAGTTCCGGCTTCACCTTTGACGCTGACGCAATCAAGGCACTCAAGACCGCCGTTCCTGGCATCTTCTGCCGTGACAACATCAGCGTGAACGCTTAATAGGAGGTAAAACAACATGGCACTGAATCTTAAGGAAGTCTTTGCCCCGGCTGCGATTGCCGCCTATTGGACGAATGACCCCACCAATGCGATGCCCTTTGCATCTGATGCACTGTTCCCCGCCAAGAAGAAGGCCGGTCTTGACCTGAAGTGGCTGCGTGGCCACAAGGGCGTTGGCGTTTCTCTGATGCCCAGCGCATTTGACGCAAAGGCTACGTTCCGAACCCGTGAGGGCTTCAAGTTCGATGAGACCGAGATGCCGTTCTTCCGCGAGGGCTACCATCTGGGTGAGAAAGACCGTCAGGAAATCCTGCGTGTTCTGGACAGCAACGACCCCTATGCTCGTGACGTGATGAACCGTCTGTACGATGATACCGCACAGCTTATCACCGGCGCCCGTATCGTACCTGAGCGCATGATCTGGCAGCTTCTGGCTCCCGCCAATGGTATTCCCGGCATCACCATCAAGGCAAACGGCGTGAACTACACCTACAACTACGACCCGGACGGCACTTGGAAGACTACCAACTACAAGGATATCTCCGCCGCAAAGTCCAAGTGGAATGTAGCCACCGCCACCCCCATTGCTGATCTGAACGCTGCAAAGGACGCTGTTCTGGCAAGCGTTGGCGAGGTCGTGACTGAGGTGTACATGAACACCGCTACTTTCCGTAACATGATTGCTGCGGATGAGGTGAAGAATCGGTTCATGACCGTCACCGCAAAGGCGAACGCCGTTCTGCTGGATGCCGAAGCACGGCAGATTATCGAATCTGCAACTGGGCTGACCATCCATCTGTACGACAAGATGTTCAAGGCAGACCAGTACAGCGCAAGCGAGAAGTATCTGCCCGATGGCATGGTCGTAGTTGCTCCGTCCGGCGCTCTGGGCAGCACGTGGTACGGCACTACTCCTGAGGAAGCCGACCTGCTGTCCAATCAGTCTGGTGCATCTGTGTCCATCGTGAACACCGGCGTTGCCATCACCACCGAGCTGACCGTTCATCCGGTCAACGTTAACGTCTACGCTTCCGAAATCGTCCTGCCGTCCTTTGAGCGCATGGACGCTGTGTACTGCATCAAGGCTTACTAAGGCAAAAGGAGGAAAGCAGCATGGAAGACCAGTATTCCGAAGCGGCAGTCAAGCTTGGACAGTACATTGCTCCTGCACTTGACCGTGAAATCACGGACGAGGACTACCCACTCTTCGACCTGCTGCTTGATTTTGCCAAGGACAAGATATTTGCACAGGGCTACCCCTTCGGCAACAGACCGGACGAGCTGCCCTTGCAGTATCAGTCGTTGCAGATACGCATTGCAGCGGAACTGTACAACCACATCGGCGCAAACGGACAGACGAGCTATACCAACAATGGCATCACTCGTGTGTGGGAAAGCTCTGATGTGGCACAGTCCCTGCTGAATGAAGTAGTTCCGAGAGTAGGTGTTATCGGCTGATGTTCAATGGAAGCCCGCTGGACAAGCGCCCGCTGTGGTATTCAAACCCCATCGGCGAGAAAGAACCTGTTGTGGACGAATGGGGAAACGAAACCGGCGAATCCGCATACGAATCGTGGAGCGAACCCGCAAAACTGATGCTGAACGTCAGCCCGCCTACTGGTTCTGCGGAAGCAAGCCCTTTTGGGGCGTTCACGGATTACAGCTATGTGGTCAGCACGCCAAGAAAGAAACGGAGAAACTGGTTTCTCATTGGATATTCAAGGCTGGCATCAAGGGACGTTTTGGGTTCTTCCAGTAAACTCAACAATAATTCGCTTTGTGAGGGCAGCCATGTCTGGTTTGGGATAAAACCGGACGTTCCTTACAACTACATTGTGGTCAAAGTCGCAGAGCATATCACGGACACGTTGTATGCGCTGAAGGAGGTGGCTGCAAGTGAAAATTAAAGTGAGGTTGAGCGATGCCGGACTTCGTGATGCGGAACGTCAGATACAGGAGTACAAGACCACCCTGAACAAAAAGGCACAGGAGTTCGCAAAGGCGTTGGCTGACAAAGGGCTTGACGTGGCAAAAGTTCGCTTTGCTAATGCTCAATATGCTGGCAGTAACGATGTTTCTTGCCGTGTTGAGCAGAACGGAAACACCTGTGCCATCATTGCAGAGGGCAAGGCGGTTGCCTTTATTGAGTTTGGCACTGGCGTTACGCATCAGGGCTGGGGCGCTGCCGGAACGGTCGGCCCTCTTCCTTTGCCTGATAACATTGGCGAGCATGGCACATACGGTAAGGAAAACGGCAAGCATAAGCGCTGGTACTACTACGGCGACCCCGGCAATGCTGGAACCTATGTGGATACCGTTCCCGGCAAAGGTCAGTTGAACTACACCAGCGGTAACGAACCAGCTATGGCTATGTGGGGGGCTGTTGAGGAAATGGCTTCTCAAGTAGAAGCAACGTGGAGGGAGGTTTGGAATAGTTGATTGATTATTTCAATTCTATCTTCACGGCTGTTGCCAAGGAACTGCAAAAGCAAGTCCCAGGTATCTTTGTCACCGGTGAAATCAACGACAGCAACGTCAAAAAGTTTCCGTGTGTGCAGATAGAGGAAAACAGCAATCTCCCGGTTCATCTGGATTCTGCAAACCGAAGCAAGTATGCTGCCGTTTCCCTGCGTGTGCGTGTCTATTCCAACAAAACCAGCGGACGCATTGCAGAAGCCCGCTCCATTGTGGACATCGTGGATTCTGTATTGGAACCGCTCAATTTCTATCGAAAATCGTTTGCCCCGTTGAATGGGCTGTACAACAATTCCGTCTATCGGATTGATTGCAGCTATGGGGCAACAATCGGAGAGGACGGAATGATTTACCGAAACTAAGGAGGTAAACATTCTATGAGTACTGCTATCTCCGGTCTGAATACCACCCTTTACTGTGGCGAAAGCGCAACCACTCTGACGAAGCTGTGCGACATTAAGGATGTGCCAGACCTGATCTCCGACCCGAACCTTCTGGATGCAACCACCCTGTCTGATGGTATGCAGAAACAGATTTTCGGCATTGTTCAGGCTGACACCAAAGCCTTTACCGCCAACTACAACAAGACCGACTACGCCGCCGTCAAGGTTGCTGGTTATGACGATACCTCTGAGAGCAACGTGGACAAGTACTACGCCCTGAAAATGCAGGACGGCTCCGGCTTCACTTGGCAGGGTATGCATCAGGTCGGTCTGTCCGGCTTTGGCGTAGACGAGGTCGTGGAAATGACCATCAATTGCATCTTCCACTCTACCCCGAAGTTCAGCGAGAGCCTGACCATTAATGGCGGCTAATCCGCACAAATCGAATCAATCAAACCGGGCAGAACTGAACATCGGATTTGGTTCTGCCCCTATTTATAAAGGAGAGCATTTATTATGGCTGCTAAGGTTATCAACTTTCATTCCCCCGATGGCAAGAACACTTATGAGCTGACTTTCACCCGCGAGAGCGCAGAGGCTACGGAGCGCAACGGCTTCCAGATTTACGAGTTCTCTAACGGCATTAACCCCATCAAGAACACTTCTGCCCTGTTCTACGGCGCGTTCATTGCCCGCAACAAGGGTATCAAGCGCAAGCTGGTCGATGATATGCTTGCGCACATCGAGGACAAGGAAGGCTTGATGGCCGCCCTGATGGAGATGTACGCAGATTCCATCAAAGCTCTTGTTGCCACCGATGAAGAGGACAAGACCGCAAAAAACGCAACGTGGGAGATTGTGTAACCTCACAGTCTCAGGAATCGGACAGCCACACAGAGCCATTCTCTGTATCTAAGCTGTTCCACGATGTAGAAGCCTATTACATTTCCATTGGCATGACCTATGACCAATTCTGGCGTGATGATGTCTGGCTGGCAAAGGTCTACCGGGACGCAGAAGAACTACGCGCCCGCAGAGCCAATGTTGAAGCATGGAGAAACGGCTTTTACACAGCATCTGCACTTTCCTCTACGGTTGGCAATATGTTCCGAAAGAAAGGGTCTAGCCCCATCAAGTACATGGATAGACCGATTCCGCTCACGCAGAAAGAGCAAGACGAATACGAATACCAACGCGCACTGGAAGCGCAGGAACGCATCAAGAGGACAATGTTCTCTATGATGAATCAGAAGGACGGTGGTAGCAATGGCTGATGTTGATATTACAAGCTTATCCGTAGAGATTTCTGCGGAATCGCAAGGCGCAGAGCTTAACATTGACAAGCTTGCTACCGCCATTTCTAATTTGCGGACGAAGGGTAACGTTGGCAAAGTTTGCGCAAGCCTTGATAAATTGTCCGGCTCTATTGCAGCGTTGAAGCAGGCATCTTCTGGCTTGTCCAGTCTGGACAAGGTCACAAGCTTCTTAAACGGCATTTCTTCCGTGAACACCACCGCTGGCGTGAAGGGCGTTAATTCTGTTGTAAACGCTATCAAGAAAATTCCAAACGCGGTATCTGCTCTGAACGGCGTGGACTTTTATTCCATGTCCGGTAGCATCACGCAGTTAACGAATGCTCTTGCGCCCCTGTCCATTTTGGATATTTCCGGCTTGAAATCGCTTGGCAGCGCGTTCAAGGCGATTGGTACTGTTCCCGACCTGACCGACAAGCTAAAAGCGGCAGACCTTGATTCTTTCGCGGATTCTTGCCAGAAGATATCTACCGCTCTCACTCCCCTTGCATCTCAGCTTGACAAGGTAGGCAACGCCTTTGCAAAACTACCGCCACAGTTGAGCAAGGTGGTTACACAGGCAAACCGTGTGACTGCTGCCAACGAACGGCAGAAAAAAAGCTACATGAGCCTTTCCAGCCAGCTAAACGGTTTCATGCGTTCTGCCGCAAAGCTGGTCTCGCTGAAAGCCATTGCAACCTATCTTGGCAACGCAGCGGAAAAGTTCAACAGCTACTATGAAGCTGCAAACCTGTTTGGCGTTTCCATGAAGGGTCTGACTGGTGAAGCAAGCACTTTCATCAACAAGATGGAGACCCTGCTTGGCATCGACCCAACTGAAGCCATGAACAACATGGCAACGATTCAGGGCTTGACTACTTCGTTTGGCATGGCAAGCGACAAGGCGTATGTGCTGTCGAAAAACCTGACGCAGCTTGGCTACGACCTCGCTTCTTTGAAGAATATCCCTGTTGCGGAATCTTTTACGAAGATTCAGGCAGCTATTTCCGGCGAACTTGAACCGATTCGCCGTCTGGGTGTCGATATTTCTAACGCACGTTTGCAGCAGGAGCTACTTAATCTTGGCTATTCGCAGAGCGTTTCTACCCTGTCTCAGGCTGACAAGGCTGTTCTGCGGTACATTGCTATTATGAAGCAAACCACTGATGCACAGGGAGACTTCGCTCGCACTTTGTCTAGCCCTGCCAATATGATTCGCATTTTGCAGGCACAGCTGAACAGTCTGGCTCGCGCTGTTGGTTCTTTGCTCTACCCCGCCCTGAAATCCATCCTCCCTCCGCTGATCGCGGCTGTTGAGCTGGTCAAAGAGCTTGTGACCGGCATTGCATCCCTGATGGGCGTGAAGGTGGAGTTCCCGGATTTCAGCAGCGCAAGCGATGCTGTTGGTGGCGTCACGGATGCAATGGATAACACCACCAAAGCGACCGGCAAGGCTGCAAAAGCCCTCAAAAATTACATCATGGGCTTTGATGAACTGAACGTCATCCAGAAGGACAACGGTTCTTCCGGTGGTTCCGGCTCTGGTGCTGGCGCTGCTGGCAACCTCTTAGGCGATGTAGACTTGTCCGGTTATGATATGTTCAAGAACTACGTTGGTTCTTCCGTTGATGAAATCAAGGCAAAACTTGAAAAGCTGCTTCCGCTTGTCTCTGGAATTGCAGCCGGTTTTGCAACATGGGCAATTAGCAATGCCGTCCTTACTGCTCTTGAGAAAATCAAAGGTGAAGGGTCTTTGATTGAAGCGGTCTTGAAACTTTGGAAAAACCCGATAATGGCAGCTGCGGTTGCTGTTGGCATTATCGTTGCAAGATTTGTAAGCCTTTATCAGAATAGTGAGAAATTCCGAAAAGGTCTTGAGCGTGTAAGGTCGCTTGTCTACCTTGCAGCGGAAGGGTTCAAACAGGGGTGGAATATATCTCTTACCGATGGAAAGCTTGGAGAATCCATTGAATGCCTGAAAGAATCTCTTTCCAATCTTGGACAATCTATTCTGAATTTGCTCCCTGAAAGCTGGCAGGAAGGAATCACTTCCGCGTTTGATTCCATTTCAAAAGTTGTGAAGAAACTCGACCTTGACGTTTGGGATTTAGTTACAACGCTTGCTGGTATCGGGCTTATCGTATCCGGTCATCCTGTTGCGGGTCTTGCGGTTATTGGCTTTGAAGCTATTTCCGTAGCCGTTCGCGGGCTTGGAAGTGAAAATCAAAAAACTGCCTTTGGAATGGAAACCGACTGGTTCAATTCCTTCAAGTCTATTGGCGAAAGCGTTGCAAACTTTGCGGCTGCTGCCGTTACCGCGATTGGGAACATCATTAACGATATTGCAATCTTTGTTGGTTGGATTAAAAACGGAGTTTCCGAGACAGACCGTCTGGATTTGCAGATGAACGGCAACTTCATTGAAAACTTTGTGATGGGCATTGCCCAAACAATCCACAATATAGGCGTTTTTGTTGGTTGGATCACAAGCGGCGTTGATGAAGCTGACCGGTTGGCAATTGCAGCGAACGGAAATTTTGCAGAAAAGTTTATTCTTCTGATTGCTGACGTTATAAACGGAATCAAGGACGCTGTAACGTGGTTTGGAAAGCTAATCGATAAAATCTCGAAGTTCAATCCTGTTAGCGTTGGCAAAAACATCATAGATGGCATCGCAAAAGGCATCGTTGGCAAAAAGAGCGTTGCGGATGATGCCGTCAAGGCTGTAACGGACGGAATCAAAGAAGAAGCACAGACTGAACTTGAAATCCACTCTCCTTCCAAAGTTTTTAAGGGCTACGGTGGTTACATTGTAGAAGGTCTTGCCAACGGTATCTCCGCTGCCAAAGACCTTGCGGTGAACGCCATCCAGTCCGTGTCTGACGCGGTAAAGACCATCGGTTCTCAGCTGGCAGATGAAAACTACGGATTGGGCAATGGCTCTATCAGCCTTTCCATTGACGCAAGCGGCAAGTCCATGATGGAAACCGCAAACGCGCTGAAACGTTCTGTGCGCACCACTAATGATAGCTTTGGCGGCTGGTTCAAGAAGATGAAAACCGACTTGGGCGACTTCACAGAGGGCATCAACGCTGTTACTAAGGCGGGCAAGGATATCTCCAATGGCTTCAAATCTTCCGTTGACGCCCTTACCTCTGCATCAAAGTCCATCCTGAACACGCATGATGGTTTTGTAAGCGCGGTCTCTGATATCCGGTCTTTTGTGAAAAAGAGCGTTGCGGAGATAGAAAACGAGTACCAGTACAACGGCTTCTTTGGCGCCGCCGGTCTTGCTATCCAAAAGGCGTTTGAGGGCGTTTACCTTGTATTTGAGAAGGTGTCCGCTGCTATCAAGAACGTATCTGACACCATCGACAGCGTGAAGAACGTTATCACCACCTTCAACAATCTGAAAGACAAAGTCGGCGAGGTCATTGACCAAGTTCCCGCTTTGAAACAGGCGTACGGTGGACTGAAATCTTTCTTCAGTGACTTGTTCAGCAAAGACAGCGGCATTGGAAAGTTCTTCTCTGACAGTTGGGATTCTATCTTAAAAAGCACAAAGCGGTTCTTGAACCAGCTTGGGATTGACTTTTCCGATGCCTGGGAATCTCTTGGTATCAAAGACGGAGTAAAAAAACTCACAAAATTTATTTTTGATGCGTTTGACACTAACTGGGGAGACATCCTTAAATCTGGTCTGAACTTTCTTAAACAGCTTGGTTCCAACTTAGGTATCGGCTCTGGTGGCGGCTCTTCCGGTGGTACATCGGGTGGAAGCTCTGGCTCTAGTGGAGGCTCTGGCGCAAACTGGTTGGGCGCGTTGATCAATGGTGGCATGGCCGTTGTCAAAGCTATTAGTGGAGATTGGATTGGTGCAATTTTTAGCGCTCTCGGCGCGGTTGGAAACGTCATAAAACCTTCTCCGGGCGGTGGGACTTCCGGCGGAACTTCTACCGGTGGTTCTAGTTCTACCGGTGGCTTCTTTAGTACTATCATTGACACCGGGAAGAAAGTGATTGGCGATATTGGCAATTGGATTGGCGGTGCCGTAGGAAATGTTGTTGATTTTTTCAAAAACATCTTCGGCTTTGCAAGCGGTGGTTTCCCCGATGCCGGACAGCTTTTCATTGCCCGCGAAGCCGGTGCTGAAATGGTCGGCTCTCTGGGCGGTCACACAGTAGTTGCCAACAATGACCAAATCGTTGAGGGCATCCGCGAAGGTGTTGAAGCTGCAATGGAGCGTCAGAACCAGCTTCTGCGCCGACAGAACGAGCTGCTGCAGGCTTTGCTTGAAAAGGAAGGGAGCGCGGAGGTCAACGTTTCCAGCTTCTATCAGGCGGTGAACAGAACCAATCAGCGCAACGGCAAAACAATTATCCCGGTAGGTACTTAAAGGAGGGGCATTTATGGAACTTGACCAGTACAATCCGATTCGGAGCGTGGATGGGCAGTATCTTAAATGCCCCTCTTCTTATCAGTGGCGCTTACAGGACATTTCGGCATCCGATGCCGGACGCACAGAGGATAACAAGATGGACAAGAAGCGTCTTGGACAGTGCGTCAAGCTGGAACTGGAATGGAAGTACACCACGATAAAAGAAGCCGCTACTATCTTGAAAGCGTTCAACCCGGAGTACATCAACGTTACCTATCTTGACGCAATGGCTGGCGATTGGAAAACCAGCGAGTTTTACGTTGGTGACCGTGCTGTACCGATGTACAATTCGCGTATGAATCGCTGGGAAGGGATATCCTTTAACATCATCGAAAGGGCTGCACACTGATGGTCAATGTATCGCAAGATATCATAAAATCCTTCAACGAGGGCAATAAACAGACTGCCCTTATTGAGGTTACTGCTGGCAGCAAGACGTTCACCATCACCGATGCGGATATCATTCAGGGCGGTTTGAAGATTGACCGGTATTGCGTGACCAACAGTAAAATCGAGGTCGGGTCTGCGGTTGCGTCTGAACTGTCCTTGAAACTGCGAAACTATGATGGCAAGTTCAACGATGTTTCCTTCGAGGGCGCTGTCCTGAACGTTAAAATCGGCATCAAGCTTGCCAGCGTCCTTGAGGGCGCAACGCTCGGCAAGGGCATTCTTGGGCGTATGATTCTTGGCTCTGCATCCTCCGATCAAGACGTTGCATACGTTCCCTGCGGTCTGTTCATCGTGGACACGCCGCCCCGCAAGCTGAGCACTATAAGCATCTCCGCACTGGACTACACGGTCTTGTTCGACCATGAAGTGAACGCTTCCGCGCTCTCCTTCCCCATCCATGTTGACGCTCTTATTCAGAAAATCTGCTCCATCTGCAATGTAACGCTTGCAACGGACGTTTCGGTGCTACCAAACCACTATTTTAGTATCGGCGGTCTGCCGGACACAAACCAGAAGCTGACATACCGCCAGCTCTTGCAATGGTGTGCACAACTTACCGGCACTTGCGCATTCATGGATGGCAGCGGAAGGCTTGTGTTGAAATGGTATGAACAGACAGGCGTGACCATTACCGCAAGTGAGCGCTATTCCAGTGATATGTTGGAGAACGACATCACCATTACCGGCTTCACCTGCGACGATGGCAAGGGCAACACATACCTGTCTGGCACAGCAGATTACACGCTTGACCTAAGTGACTGCGGATTCCTGACCAACGCCTACGAGGGTGTCTTGAAGGAATTGCAAGCTGCACGCGGTGGGTTTGCCTACCGCCCATACAGCGCCACTATCAAGTCTGCGCCGTATTTGTTCCCGCTGGACATGATACGCTACAAGGACAAAGACGGCGTTGTACATGATACAATTGTTACCAACGTCACGCTTGCTTTGAACTGCAACACAGCGATTTCAGGCGCTGGCGAGACCGTCACAAGCTCTTCTTATGCGCAGTCCACAAGCGGTGTCACAAGCCAACAAGCGGCAACGGACAGGGCAAACCTTGAAAAGATAAATCAGACCGCCACGCAGACGAACCAGACCAAGAACGACTTGGTGGAGTTCAAGACGCAGTATTCTTCCGATTTTGAAAAGACGCAATCTGCAATTGAAGCCCGCGTCACGAAGGAAACGTATCAGACTGACATGGCTGGCGTTTCTACGCGCATCAGTGAAGCGGAAACCAAAATTAGCCAAAACGCAAGTGAAATTATTTTACGCGCTACCAAACAGGAGGTTTCTACCGCAAAGTCTGATGCGATATCTGCCGCTGCAACTGATGCGTCTGCAAAAGCGAACGACGCTCAGAGCAATGCAAAGGCATATACAGACGCACAGTTAAAGATAACGAGCGAAAGCATTACATCTACTGTATCTAAGACGTATGCAACGCAAGAATCTCTGAACAACACAAACAGCAATGTTTCGACCGCTCAGAGCACTGCGGATAATGCGCTGTCTGGTGTAAACTCTCTTGGAGAGCGCGTAAGCAGTGCTGAAACAAAAATCAGTCAGAACGCTGATGCTATTACTTTTAGGGCTACGAAGGACGAAGCAGCTAGTTATGCCGCTTCAGCAGAGCAAAACGCAAAGAACGAACTTTACAGCATGATGACGTTTACCGCCGATAACGGTTTGGTTATTACAAGAAGCGGTTGGCCCGGCAAGGTACAAATCACCGGCCAAAACGTACAAGTTGTTCGCGGAAACAATAAAGTTATTATAAACGACAATGGCATAGACATAACGAATGCCTATGGAAGTGTTTCTATATACAGTGATGGCATATCTTTTCGCGGCATTCGCAACAGTAAGATTTTTGAATGGCCTTATGAAAAGGATTCTCATGGCAACCCAATAGGAGGATTTACTGCGCAAACCACAAAAATTGACCTTTCGTCCTATTCGTCTGTAATGCTGGTCTACGACACTTATAAAGACGGAACATGGTTTGCAGGGGGCGGCAGTGCTGGTAGACTTACCGTTGTTCTTCCTGTTAATGGGCAAACATACTCTTATGCTTATCCGTGGAATACGGTACACTGGCGAAAGGTAACAGTATCATATAATGGTATCACTTTTGGAAATGGAAACGAGAGAACGTCCGACTATAGAAATAACGTTATAACTGGCGTGATACATTTGGAAGTTCCTATTTCTGATGGTGTTAATAAAAACGATAAGGTTTGCCGCCCGCTGGAACTGTACGGCTTTATGTAAGGAGAACTATGAAACACTTTAAATTCAAGTGTAGGGTCTGCTCTGATGGGCGGCTGTATGCAGGCGGCTGGTGCCACGAAAGCGTCATTCCAAACCCACTGCCGCCTGATGAGATTCTGTTTGATGACCTGTCAGGAATGACAGAGGGGTTTTATACAGACTATTTGTGGGATGGAGCCAAGCTGATATACAGCCCCGTACTAAAAGTCGATGAGCCTGTTAATACCAAAACAGAAACGGATTTTACGCAAACCAATGAAAATGAAGAGGAGGTAACTTATCAGTGAGCTATCAAAAGCAGAACTTTGCAAACGGTGAAGTGCTTACCGCTCCGCAACTGAACCACATCGAGCAGGGCATTGTGGAGGTCGAATCTTCCGTTGAGGACAAAGCCACAAAGGAAGAGTTCAAGAACATAATCGACCCCACCCTCTCCCTCTCCGGCAAGGCTGCGGATGCAAAGGCTGCCGGTGACGCGCTGGCAACCAAAGCAGTCATAGATGACACCACAGTCGGCACCGATGCATGGAGCAGCAAGCACCTTGTGAACATGCTTTGTCCGCCGCTGGAGGAGACCGGCAACCCGGTGGTGTGCTACCCAGTGGAAAATTATCCGCTGGGTGTGACTGCCAGCTGGGAACCTGTGCAGGAGGGCAGCGGTGAGCCGAGCCCGGAAAACATCCGGCCAATTTCCGGGCGGGATGCGGTGAAAGTGGAGCGGTGCGGGGAGAATCTGCTAAACCCAAAGAAGAACCGCTATAACACCTACGCTCCGTATGGCCTAACGATAACCTATCTTGGAGACAATCTAGTTCATTTAGAGGGAACTTACCAAGAAAACAAAGGCAGTTTTATTATCCTCGACAGCAACCAAAATCTTCTTGCAGGAAGGGGGCTGAAAATCACCGGATTTACGGTAGAGGGAACGAAGCAGAAATATTCACTTTACGGGCTACGAACGAAAAACGAAACTGTTATTGCAATGTCTGCACGGTTTACTAAGGGTGATGCTATCGACATGACCGTTGCCGTAGTCGTGTCTGGTACCACCCCACCCACCGAATACACCCCCTACCGCGGCGACACGCTGGCTCTGACCCTACCGAGCACTGTCTACGGCGGCACAATGGATGCGGTGACGGGAGAGGGGCAGGAGACGTGGAAGCTGGTGACGCTGGATGGAACGGAGAGGTGGATACGACAAGACAACGCAACAAGTAATTATTCTTGTAGCATCAAACCTGCTGCAAACAGCTTAACGAATTGTTTGTGCAGCATGCTCCAGTGGAAAATGTATGCTTACGCGAGTAATGGAAATGAAGGATATTTTGCGTTTGAAAGCACCGGGGAAAGAGTGCATTTTTGCGTTACTGAAACGTGGGAGACAGTAGATGCTTGGAAATCTTACCTCGCCGCCCAGTATGCGGCAGGAACCCCCGTGCAAATCGCATACAAGCCGGCAACACCTGAACCTTTCACCGCAACCGGCGCACAGCCCATCCCCGCCATCCCCAGCGTGAACACCCTGATGACCGACGCGGACAGTGTAACCGTTACCGGCAGGGCTGACCCCATCAAGCGCATCACTGACCTTGAGGATGCTGTGGCATCAATGACATAAGGAGGTACATATGGCAATTAAATCCAAAGCCAGACACGATTTGACCTTGCGCTCCATCAAGCGGGAGATTGCTACTGGACGCGACGTGGCATACTGGCTGGACAAGGCGTATACCCATCTGGACAGCGGCCTGCTGACCGAGGACGACATTGCAGAGGTGGAGACTCTGGCACAGTCTTATTATGACGCGCTGGACGCTGAGGAAGCTGCCAAGAGCCCCACTGAGCCTTGGCCGTAAGACCGGGTAAGAAAGGATGTGACAAAATGGCAATTACTCAGTATAGCCTTGCCAAGGACTAAAGCTCTACAAAACACAAAAAGAAAGGACTGATATAATGCTTCCTATTATGGACGTTTCCCGCTGGCAGGGGCGCATCGACTGGGACAAGGTCAAGGCAAGCGGCCTTGTCTCCGGTGTGATGCTGCGGGCACTGGGCAACAGCGCGGAGGACAAGCCCGGCAAGCCGTACATCGACCCCTATTTCGCCCGCAACTACTCCGAATGTGCCCGGCTGGGCATCCCCTGCGGCGTGTACTACTACTGCAAGGCGGTCAACATGGCAGAGGCGGACGCAGAGCTTGCCATGCTGCGCAAGGCGCTGACCGGCAAGACGGTGCAGCTGCCCGTGGCGGTGGACATTGAGGATACCTATGTGCAAGCACCGCTCGACAAGCAGACCCTGACAGACATTGCGGCGCACGCTCTGGCTGCTATCGAGCAGATGGGCTTTTACGCCATGCTGTACACCGGGCTGTACTTTGGCCGTGATAACCTGTACATGGGCGGCGCGGCGCTCAAGCCTTATGACGTATGGCTGGCGGCCTACCGCAGCCAGAAGCCCACACCGGAATGGAACTTCGGGCTGTGGCAGTACACCAGCAAGGGCAAGATTCCGGGCGTTGTGGACGCGATACCGGGCAAGATTTCCGGCGTGGACTTGTCTGTGCCCTATAAGGACTACGCTAAAATCATCGCAAAGAAGGGTCTGACCCGTCTCCGGGAGGGCGCATGAACGAAAAACAGGCTCTTTTCTGGGTGCTGGGCATTCTTGGCAGCGTGTGCGCAGCAGCAATCACGCTGGACAAGGTGCTGGATATCATCCACAAGTACATCAAAAAGGCACAAGCGCCGGACGCAGCACAGGACAAGCGTCTGGACGAGATGGAAAGGCGCATCGGTGCGCTGGAACAGGGACAACTGCAGCATGGTGCTGCCCTGACCCGCGACCTTGAGCGATTTACCGAAATCGACGAGGTGAACCGCCTGACGCTTGAAGCCGTCCGCGCCCTGCTGGAATCGCAGCTGACCGGAAACAACGTGGCAGCCATGCAAGCCAGCAAGGCAAAAATCGACAACTATTTAATGGAAGGGGTAGCCAAGCATGGAAACACTGGTAACTAAGCTTTTGTCTGTCCTCCCCGCATGGGCGGCGCTGCTGCTGATGCTGGGCGGGTTCGTTTTCTACGCCCTTGGCGGCATCCGTCTGGGCTACGGCGCAGCGGTCAAGACACTGGTGCTTGACCTCATCGACCAAGCAGAGCGAGAAATCCAGGGAACCAGGCGTGGAGCAGAACGTAAGGCATGGTGCGTCAAGATGCTGCGCCACTATCTGGACAACAGCCAGTGGGGCAAGCTGGTCTCGTGGGCTATCACCGAAGAGACCATGAGCAAGGCCGTTCAGTTTTTCTTTGACCGGGCAAAAGCAGCCTTGCAAAAGCAGTAAGGAGATTATTATGGCAAGCACTACATACGAGCAGAAACGATTTTGCGAAATCAAGAGATGCGGCGAAATTGACCATCTCGGTAACGTCCCCGTGATGGTGCGCAACGCCGGACAGCTGCCGCAGCCCTTCTGGCTCGGTGCTGCCTGTGGCGGCGGCTCGCGTAGTGCTGCCCGCTGCGCTGCAAGGACTTGACCGACAGATGATGATCGCCGCCATCAAAAGCGCACCGCTTGGGAGGGTAGACCGTAAGATAGCCTTACTGCGGTACGTTGAGCGGCTCCCGCTGCCGGACATTGCAGCACAGACGCATTACAGCCGGACGGCGGTAGGCTACCGGCTGAAAAGCATTGAAAAAATGCTTTGATAAACAGAAAACCCCCGGTGTTCCGTTTGGAGCATCGGGGGTTTCTTTATGCGGCAATATGCACAGCCAAAACCGCATCGTGCAGCATTGCTCTTGCATCAATGCCATATACTCCGGAAATGGAATCAAGACTGTTCTCGCTCCACTCCCAATCAATGGCGGCATCGTCCATGCTACCGTAACAACCGCCCCAGTTGCGGCCATCGGTGCTGGTTACATCCCAGAAAACGCGGGTGCCAAAATCGCCGCAAGACAAATCGTCCACGGTGATGGTGAGGTAATCCCCGTTTTCGAGGGCAACAAGGACGCCCCCGGACGGTTGAGCGTATCCACCGCCGTTATTCGCCGTATCGGGGTTTGCGTATGGGTTAGTTTCGCAACCCCAAAAACTAATCATTCTTGCATCCATAATAATTCTCCTTTCTTTAAGGGTTTTCTTCCCTTATTATACCACAGCCCACACTACAATCATAGTTAAGGCTATAGCATATTATAATACTCAGCCAGCTCTTATTTCCTCCATTTTTTGCTTTCCTTGCTGTGATTATAGTATAGCACTGTTTACAGTGTATGTAAATTGACAATTTTGACAATGTTTATAGTGCCATCTTGTGCACATTCGGCATTGTAAACAGTGCTGTTTTTTGCTATACTAAGGAAAATGAAACGGGAGGTGTTTTTATGATCTCTGAAAAGAAAAAGGCATCCAATGCCAAATGGGACAAAGAAAATATGACAAGCTTGGCCTGCCGCGTAAAAAAGGACTACGCGGAAAAGTTTAAGGTAGCGTGCGCAGAGGCTGGGACGACCCCAAATGCCGTATTAAAGCAGGCAGTCGAAGAATTTTTGCAGGCGCATACAAAATAACAGCTCAAACCCAAGCACTCATGCAGATTTTTCCGCGTGGGCGCTTTTCTTTTTTTGTCCTTCGTTGTGCGTTCGTTGTCCTTCGTTTTCTGCCGATGCGGTACACTGGATGCACAAGGAGGGATGTTTATGAGCTATTATACGACACCCGGAGCGCCCTACGTTCCGCAGCAGCCTGTCAACCCTTACGGCGGTATAGGCACAGTTGGGCTTGCCACTCCCCTGCCAAACGCACAGATGCAGCAGGCACAATCGCAGCGTCCGCAGCCGATGAATGGGCAGCAGCCTGTTCAGCAGTCGGCACAGGATGGCGGTTGGCTGCTGGGCAGGCCTGTTTCCAGCAGGGAGGAATTTTTGGCGATACCGTCTGACCTGTATGGCAGACCGACCTACTGCCCCGACCTGCGGAGCGGCGTGATCTACTGCAAGCGGCTGAACCCTGACACCTGCGAATCCTATGTGCAGGAGTTTTACAGCCCGGAAGCGTGGCGGCAGATGCAAGCGCAACAGGCACAGCAGACCGCTGCACCGACACAGCAGTATGTGCCTGTTGAAGAGTATAACGCCCTCGTCCACAGGCTGGATGAACTGGAAAAGTGGCAGAAGAGCTTTTCTAAACCCGCTGCCGCAGCAAAGAAAGGAGAATAAGCAATGCCCTCTCCGTTTGATATGATTACGCACAGCCCTATTATGCAGCTTGCAAATCTGGCTCGTGCCGGACAAAACCCGATGGGGCTTATTCAGCAGCTTGGTGGGCAGAGCGCACCCATCATGCAGGGGCTGAACCTGATTCAGGGCAAGAACGAAGCGCAGCTCCGAACGATGGCGCAGAACCTTGCCAAAGAGCGTGGCATCGACCTGAACCAGCTGGCAAGCGTCCTGAACCTGACGCTGCCCCGATAAAGCATCCCTCTAAGCGAAACGCTTCTCAGTTTTGCGGACTTGATAAAAACCGCTTTTGTTTGGCTTCGCCCATCGCACACGGCGGTGGGATAGCATAACGCAAAACTGAAAGGAGTTTTGTTATGGACGATTTTGCAACTGGCTATCTGGCTGGGCAGGACGGCGGCAATAACAACGGCGGATTCTTTGGCAACGAAGGTCTGTGGGCGGTTATTATCCTCGCTATCATCTTCGGCTGGGGCACAAACGGCTACGGTCGGAACGGTGGTGACAACGGCATGAACAGCTACATCCCCTATCTGGTGGGCACCGGTGCAACCGGTCAGGGCGGTGCAGACACCCGCGCGGCTCTGTCTGAGGGCTTTTATCAGCAGGATACCTCCCGTTCTCTGGCTGGCATCCAGAGCGGCATCTGCTCTCTGGGCTATGACCAGCTGGCGCAGATGAACGGCGTCAACGCCAATATCGCAAACGGCTTTGCAAGCGTGAACAACGCTATCTGTCAGCTCGGCTACCAGAACGCACAGCTCGTGAACGGCCTGGAACGCAGCGTGTCCAACGGCGACAATGCCATCAGCCTTGCTATCATGCAGGAAGGCAACGCACGGCAGGCAGGTCAGACCGCTATCCAGACGCAGCTGGCATCTTGCTGCTGCGAGAACAAGCAGCTCATCGGCGACCTGAAGTACACCATTGCACAGCAGGATTGTGCTACCCGTCAGGCTATCGCAGACAACGCCCGTGCCATCGTGGACAACTGCAACGCCAACTTCCGCAGCATGATGGACTACTTCACGCAGGATAAGATTGCCACTCTGACCGCCGAGAACCAGAACCTCAAGTTCGCCGCTTCCCAGGATCGCCAGAATGCGCTTCTGACCACCGTGATGTCTCAGCAGACTGATACCATCCTGAACCGGGTCAATCCTCGTCCGATTCCCGCTTATCAGGTGGCAAACCCCAACGTGGGCGTGAACTGCTGCGGCTGCTGCTAACCAACACACTCCCCGATAACACCGGGTGAACCATCGGGGCAGGGGTAAGACACCTCTGCCCCTGATTTTTTAGGAGGAAAACATTATGGCTTGCAAAACAAGCTGCCGTCTGTGCCCGCACCTCGTCATCTCGGATGCGGTGACGTTCGCCAATGACACGCTAACCATCAACATCCCTGCTGGCGCATACCAGAACGGAGAGAAGTATTGCATCGTGGTTGCCCAGAGCATACCGGACACGACCACCATCAACGCCCCTGTGGTCATTACCATAGGTGCAGGCACGACCGCATACCCTCTGACCGACTGCAACTGCGCTCAGGCAACCGCTGAGAGCATTCACACTCGCACCCGCTACGCTACCCGTGTGGCAACGTCTGCCACCGGCACCGGCACGTTCAAGTATCTTGGCTGCTTCTGCCGTTCCCACGCCGGTGCGCCTGAGTCCATTTCCTAAGGAGGTATAGATTATGGGCAAGACTAATTTTCGCCGCATGATGATGCTCCGTGAACACGACAAAGACCGTGAGCCGGAACGTGACCGCCTTGAGGAAGAACGTGACCGCAGGGAACGTGAGTTGGAACGCCGTCTGCGTAAGCTGGAAGACGGCAATGACCGCCATCCCTACTATCCGCAGGAGGAGAACCGCTACATCGACCCCTACCCTATCCCCCGCTATCCTGACGTAGAGTATGGACGCAAGATGCCGCAGATTGGCTTCTCGCAGAGCGGAGACTGGGACAAGCGGTCTGGGCAGTATGAGCATGGCGGTGCGGACAGCCGTTCCATCAAGATGCCACGCAAGCACCTCACCCACGATGAAGCGGAGGAATGGTGTGACAGCATGGTGAATGCTGACGGCACGAAAGGCTGTCATTGGACGCTGGAACAGACACAGGATGTTGCCAAACAGCGCAATATCACTTGTGACCCGAACGATTTCTGGGCTGTCATGAACATGATGTACTCGGATTATTGTCAGGTCGCAAAGCGCCAGTCCGTTGACACTCCGGGCTTCTACGCTGACATGGCAAAGGCGTTCCTTGATGACACGGACGCTGTGGACGGAAAAGCATATCTCTACTGGGATTGCATTGCTGATAAGTAAAACAGAAGAGGGGGTCTGCCCAATTTTGGGCACACCCCCTCTTTATTTACTATCAACGCTGAAAATTCAGCCGTCAAATCAGCCTAAGTCAATCTGGTCTTTTGATGCCGCAACGGACAGGTTGTAGATGTATTCCCCTGCCGTGAATCCGTGCTTGCGTGCTTCTCTCGTAACAAACGTCCGCTCACTGTCACTCATAAGGATTGTGATTCGCTTGCTACGTTTGCCGTCACCCTTCTGCCCCTGATGGGAAGTGTAAGGCTGAATCTCCATCGCGTGCTTTGCATCGCTGACAGACAGGTTGGTAAGAGCAATCATAATCTGCTGGTTCTGCTGAACGATTGCTTGCAGGACTTCCGTGTTTTTCATCAGCACTTGCAAGACTGCATCGTTCTGCGTGTCGGGCTTGTTCTCCTGTGGGGCAAGACTGTAATAGCCATCCTTTCGGAGAGACGGAAGAACGTCATCGAAAACCCAACTCTCGAACTTCTCTGCGCCGGGCAACTTGCTGTGTGTGATAAGACGGTAAACGTCACCTTCTGGGATGAAAGCGATTGCTTGGACTCCTCCCTGTGTAGGGGCGTCGCGTTTCACGACACCCCTGCAATGGCGGGAAATTGCATCTCTCGGATTGCTATATCCCAACGCCTTTGCCACGTCAGAAGCACAGAAAAGAATCTTACCATCTTCTTCAATTGTGCGAAGCTGACCAAAGGCCTTGCTCTTAAAAACGTGGAGTGCGTTACATCTCTTGTTATCCATCATATCCTCCATATTTAACTGTTTGGCATCTTCCATGCCGACCTCATACGCCTTGTAAGTGATTCGAGATAATGCTTCTGCAATCTCATAATCATCCTTGTTGAGCGGACGGCCGTTGCTGTTTTGCTTGAAATTTTCGAGAATCTCTTCTTTCGTTGCTGGAATGTTCATTGGCTTTACCACAAAATATTGTTTGTAATACAACCATGAAGATGATATAATGGATTTATCATCCATAGTTGTATGGAGTGTAATCCCTTAAACTGTCTGAGACCGCCAAGTTACGAACAGTTTAGGGGATTTTTTATTGCTCAAGTTCTTTATCTATCATCTCGTTAAGCCATTTGGTCTTTGTTTTCCCTTGTTCCTTTAACTTTGCCGTTAAAGCATCGAGCTTCTCTCTCGGAATTGGAACACTGAACTGACCGATGGTTTCACGACGCTTTCGATAATACTCTGCGCTACTTTTAGCCAACTCAATCCCTCCTTTGTTGGCTAGCAATAATAGTATAACACTTGCTAGCATGAATGTCAATAGCCCGAAAACTGCACGCATTTCAACGTCAATTCGTTAGAAAATGCGTGTTTTTTATTTTTGGTTCAATCTTCGAGAAAATCTTCCAATTCAATCTTTCCTTCTGCCGCCGCAGCAGCCAGAGCGTACACATACTGTCCGATGGTCATTCCGTGCCGTCTAGCTTCACGGTTGATGTACTTGCGTTCTTCTTCGCTCATAAGGATGGTAATGCGCTTAGAACGCTTCCCGTCACCGCTTGCAACGCCCTGATGCGATTCCGGCATCGGGATTTTTTTCTTTGTCAAGCCAGCTTCAGCCAGTGCGCCGGGAATATTGCCCTGTTCAATCAAACGCTGCACTTCTTTTGCCTGTTTCAGCTTCTTCGGCTTATCTTCGCCTAACATGGCATCATTTGGCTGACTTTCGCTGTCTTTGGCTTGCTTCGGCTTAATACTGCTTAATTCCGCTTCATTAGGCTGTGTATGGCCGTCTGTGGCTTCACTTGGCATAATCGGTGCTTGTTCGGCTTCTTTCGGCTTTGCTTGGCTTACTTCTTCTTCCTTTGGCTCACTTCGGCTTAATGACTGTTCCGAAAAAACAGGCTGGAAGTCAAACCCGCCCAACAAGCCGGATGTTTTTTTGCTGGTTGATTTCATTCATCTTCCTCCGTTTGGACGTGTAATCCTAAGTTTTTTTCGTCCCTAAGCACTTTATGACGATATGTTTCAAATTCTTCAATGTCCCTTCTTCTCATATAATCGCTCCAACGTCCAAAAGCGCTTACAATAGTATCAAAGCTTTCCATTTTTATCCTCCTCTACAATTTTCTTCGCCAACGCCTTGAAATCCTCTGCGCTTGTGCTCTTTGCCGTATCACCGCTAAACAGGCTGTGCCGCTCTGCCTGCGCCTTACGAACGCCCATAGACGGTCTAATCTTCACGTCCAACAGCCTTGTCCCCATGCTCTGTGCAATCACAGGGAGCTGCTCCACAACCTCTTTTGACAAGTTCTCACGGCTCTTATACTGGTTCAGGAGCAGACCTTCAATCTTCAAAGTCGGGTTGAAGTACCTGCGAACATCGCCGATGGTCTGCGAAAGCTGGCTCAAACCAGCCAGTGCGTATCGGTCTGCTGTGATGGGGACGATGATGCTGTTGGCGGCGATCAGCGCATTCACAAGCGCAAGACCAAGCTGCGGGGGAGTGTCCAGAACAATGTAATCGTACTGTGCAGACACGGATTCCAGTGCTTCACGCATCCGGAAGTTCTTGCCTATGTCCCGGACAAGCTGTTCGTCAATGTCCTTCATTGCATTATCAGACGGCAGAATGTCACCAGCTTCACAGTGCTGGATTCCTTCCTCTACCGTACCTTGCCGGGTCATCACATCAAACAAGGTGCACACATCCTCTGTCTGTGCGCCGTAAGTGTCCGTTGCGTTGCACTGGGCATCGCAGTCCACCAGCAGGACTTTCTTGCCAAGCAACTGCAATGCACCCGCCAGACAGGTGCTTGTGGTAGTCTTTCCTGTGCCGCCCTTCTGGTTGGCGACAGCTATAATTTTTGCCATTTTATCACTCTTTCTTTATTGCACATCCCATTCTTCAAAATAGGGTTTCGTGCTTGCTTGATATGCGTCTTTCATCATTTCAGAAATATATGCTTTTGCTTTTTCTTCGGAAGAAAATATACCCTCTATAGATAAATCGTCCATACATCCCGCAAGAACCACATAAACCTTGTTCATCGTTTTCTCCTTTCTGCTTCATCTGCTCAATGTGCTACATCTGACTACTTTTGCAACGCTTCAATGGAATAAAACGCTGGCATATACTTGTCTACGATACCTGCCTTGTCCACACTTCTAATCAGATAACCAACAGGTCTGTCGGGGAACGGAGACCTGTCCAAAGACAAAATATCCTTATACGCTGCCTTTACCGTCTCGTAAACCGCTTCTCTGCGTCTCGGCAGCTTGATTTCTGGATGCTCTTTCTTTATCCACTTCTCAACCACTTTTGCCACGTCAATGCAGTCTTGCTTTTCCAGCTCGTCACACACAGACCAGTCAAAATCCTCGTATCCGCTTCTACGGGGCTTTCTGGTGGCTTTTTGAGGTTCGGTCGATATTTCGCTTGCCTGAGCTTCAATCATCGTCTCAGACGCTTTAATTTTGGGCTTAAACTTGACCGCCACAGCTTTTCGTGCCACAAGAACCGGTTCATAGGTCACTACGATGTCAGACACGGCATTGATTTCATCTACTGCAACATCAAGCACTCGTTTGCGAAGGTTCTTGTAAACATCGTAGCTTGCTTCCATCGCACCAAGCTGTTCTCTCAGTTTTTTCAGACTGATTTCATGCGGCTTGTTGTCCATGTTCATCCAATCCCGAAGAATCGAATAAAGCAGGATGCTATACTGTGATTTCATCCGTGACGTATAACGCAGCCGATACCGGACATATCCGCTTTCGGCAATATCAAAAAAGATGGGGCGAAGGTCAGGGTTGCAAGTGATTGCCACAACATAAGACCTTGTTTCCGGTACATAGTCTAGTTTTGCCCTTGTAAATAGGACAAAGCTTTCAAACGTGCCCTTCTCTTTATCAATGGGAATCGACACCGTATTGCCCAAAAAGTGCTTGATCTGCGGCTCAATCCTTCGTGCATCAAGGCTTTTTAACCCCAGCAGGTCTCTGTACTCTGCCAAAGTGAACTCCACACGGCTGCTGTTTGGGTCTCTCGGATTTATTCTTGACAAATAAACCTCTAGCAATCGAAGCTCACCTGCCGTGTAGTCCCTGAACTTTGCCCACACAAGGGATTTGCTTTTTTCAACAAGGTTGTTGTCGGATATTTTTTGCATCTGTTCGCCTCCTTTTCTAGCCTAAAAGCAGTATATCACAGAATGGGGGACAAGTCAACACTTTTCGTCCCCCATGACTTGTCTTTTTGTCCCCCATAGGGTCGTCAAAACGTCCCCCATGACTTGTCAAAACGTCCCCCATGTTTTGTCATTTCGTCCCCCATCTACCTATTATATATTAAACAAGAAATAAACAAGAGGTTAAATATCATCGTTAAATAGGCGATGACGATAATTTTCAACAATTTCTTTATTTTTCCATTCCAGCTTGTAGATAACTCAATCTTCCATTTGCTGAATAATGACAAACTGGAAACAATTAGTCTTATCTAACGTGTACAAAAAATGGATGAAAAACTTTTGAGCCGGTGTTATGGGGGACGGATTGACGAACCGACCAATCACAGGCAATAGATTTACGCTAATACGTTATTTATTCCGCACAAATGTTGCCGATTCATAGCCTATGGGGGACGGAATGACAAGGCAGATTTTGCCGATAGGTGTACAAAAAGTGGATAAACATGGACAAAATGTTCTTCAAAAACTACGATAATTCGACAATCAGCGCAAAATGTTTTCTTCGTTGATGGTATAAGAATCGTTTCGCTTCATGGCCGCAGCTTCCCCACAGTCCTGCGCCTGATATAAAATCTGCATATTGGGTTGTGTTCCGTCTGGGTCTGGGTCGGTTTTGGTGGCCTGTGCCATTTCATAATGACCTGTGACGGTGCGGCAGACGGATACACGATCACGCAAAGTCGTATGAAGGTTGGCTACCATTTCGCACAGAACGGCAAGGTAATCTGAGCCGTGATTACCATAAATCAGATAGCACAGCAAGTCAATTTCTTGTGGATGGGCTTCTTTGATATGCTCTATCAGCGCATCTCTCTTTCTCTCGGTGTTGGCATCGCCAGCCAGACTTTCCAATAATCCGGGATGCAAACAAGTGTCTATGTACGGCTTGGCCGCAACACCGCAGCACACAAACCATTTTATGATAGTAGAAGCATCTGGGGTCATTGTCCCTTGCTCATAACGAAAAATGGATGTTCGGCCTATACCCATTTTGTCCGCAAGCTTCTGTTGGCTAAGCCCAGATTCTGCTCTTGCCATTTCTAACGCTTTTGCCACTCGTATCCTATAATCATCCATAAATACCCCTCTTTCGACAAAATGATACAAAAACAAAAGAATTCAACTGATATATTGTTCAAAACGTGAAACAATAATTGAAAAAATTCGCTGTTTCATTGAAACAGCGAGATGTGGTATAACTGTATTGTCAAAAAATTCCAAATAGAAAGGAAACACAAAATGAAAGAAACTGTAATCTGGAACCATGAACGTATGCCGATCATCGATGGAATGCCTGCCAGCGTTCCCGATGGGCAGCCACACACACCTGAACCGTGGGAGGAAAACGAATGAACCGAACCGTAGATGCTCTGATTATTCCATACGCTCGTAGACGGACGCTGGAGCTTGTCCTGAGCCTTTCTGGGTACGAAGCTGATAAAGATGCTTACCTCGAAGCAAAAGGCATCCTGGAACGCGCCGTAGCCGCCTTAGACGATGGGCGCGACCCGGCAGACAACATCGAACGCATTGACGGACAGCTCGTAGAGCTGTGATTGGAGGAAAGATGGATAGGCGTTGTCCCTTTTGACTTGAACGCTCGTGGCTTCCCCGATGTAAAGTAACGGATGTGAAGAAAACATTCGATTTTTCCGAAGTTGTTCAAATTATATTGACTACACAACCAAAAGATGTATAATCATATCAAATGAACAATCGCATTTACTGATCGGGAGGATATGCTACAATGAGCGAACAAGAAAGAGCTAAGATTGACCGATTTATTGCATGGCTGCTAGAACATCCTGAAAAGATTCCGGCAGCTAAAGAAATAATAACTAACGCATGACAAAACCCCTTGCGCATAAGGCTACCGAAAGCCCGGCGCAAGGGGTTTTATTTGTACCGGGTCAATCTTCACAGACTTTCATCAGCTTTAAGAACCGGCTAGAATCGGAATTTACAGTTTCACTTCCGTGATGTCCATCTTCATACGTCACATAAAACGTGACGCTGGTTTTAGATTTTGCGGATGCTACACCGTAAACAGCACCGGGCAATCCGGCAATTGAACCGCCAACAGCGGAACGGAGTGCGGCGCTTCCGGCCTTCTTGCTTTCACCAGAGCCTACAAGCTTTGCGGCCACAGGTGTTTCGTACATTTTTGTTTTGAGCTTTTCTCTTTCAAGAAACATATCGTATCCGCGTTTACCTTTTATCAACATCATAGCCCCAATGGCTGCAACGATTAAAAAGGCGGTTGAAGAATACACAAGGAAAATAAATGAAGCAACCAAGAAAAGCGCACCGAAGGCAAATGAAAACCTATCACCCATGTGAGAGCTTTTGTCGTTCAGCAGTTCTTCTTTACTAAATTTCTTTTTGCCCACACCGTCACCTCACATAGTTCTGATAAGCTTCATTAAAGCTTCACGCTTTTCTTTCGGCATCTCTACTAGCTTCTGCTCAATCCATTTGATATCCGCGTCAACTTCGCTTTGCGGCTGCTGGGGCGGGTTTTCTTTTTGCTCGCCAGAAACCAATGTATCCA